CAGTAGCTCCTCAGAAAGTAGCTCTAGTAGTTCTATTACTGCTGGTAGTAGTGCTAGTAGCTCATCAGAAAGTAGTTCCAGTAGCTCCTCAGAAAGTAGCTCTAGTAGTTCTATTACTGCTGGTAGTAGTGCTAGTAGCTCATCAGAAAGTAGTTCTAGCTCCTCAGAAAGTAGTTCTAGCTCATCAGAAAGTAGTTCCAGTAGCTCCTCAGAAAGTAGCTCTAGTAGTTCTATTACTGCTGGTAGTAGTGCTAGTAGCTCATCAGAAAGTAGTTCCAGTAGCTCCTCAGAAAGTAGTAGCTCTAGCTCGCTTACTATTTAATTAGATTCTTGCCAAGCGACATAAGCTACTTTAATATTTTGCATTTATGGCCGAAGTCTATATAGATAGCGACAAAGAAGTTCTTAAAATTAACGGCAGGTGCTACTATAAAGTACCTGGCGATAAAGCATACAGAACTCATCTAGGAAATGTTATCGAAGACGATTTCAGCGATTGTAGAGATTGCTATGAAATTACATCAATAGTAGCTAGCTCTACAACTACTATTAATGGAGATCGTACTAAACTTAGATTCAAAGGCTTAGTTGGAGAAACGGCTCTTTTAATATTTGATACTGGTACGGCGATTTACAACATACATATTGCCAATATCGGAGGATCATTTGTCTGGGATTATGGTAATAATAATAATGTCCTACACACATTTGGCGCCCCGCCGGAAAACTATACATTTGTACTAGGTTCGCATACCCACACTATCGAATTTATAGAACTTGGAAGTTTTATATTTAATGTAAAATTCAATATTACAGATGTAGTAACGCCTGAAGCTGGCATGGTAGGCTCCATAGATAATGATGATGCAGGCCTCAATGAATGGCTTCAATATGGTAAGAGAGTTAAGTTGTGCGTGGATACTGGAACTTCAAGCACAAATTGCTTTACAATAGACTACGGAGATAATGATGGTGCAGGAGTTCCAATTTTAACAAATGATCAGCTATTTCAAGAATTTGTCCGACAAGTAAACCAAGCGAATCTTGGAATTACCGGACTCGTAGACAGTAACGGTGATTTAATCATTTATGACAACACTACTAAACTTAGCCCAGACCTTAGTTTAACTGTTATAGACATAGGAGGTAATGTACCTGACATCACTGTTACTGTATCAGAAGAACCCGCATTCGACGCAGATAGGGACGGAACTCCTAATTATCTAGATTCAGACCCATTTGGTGAAGTAGGTGCAAGAGTAGCCGGTCTAAACGTAGGCAGCCTTCCCATTGAGTTTGGAACTAACGTAAGCGATTACATCTCAATTTGTATATCCGGTATTTGCTTTGAGTCAGCAACGCCTGCAACCACTACGATTAACGCACTAAATAGCATAGTAAGTCAGGTAAACTCCGGAACGGCACAATCCGGAATGAGGGCTTCATTTACAGGTGGAATTTTCAAAACATGGTTCCCTGCTAATAATAGAGTTAAACCTTGGATGCAGGTTAAATATTCAATAGGAACTATAAATAATGGGATGCTGACCTACCTAGATGGTAGTACTATTTTGGATCTCACTGATTCAGACAATGATGGTATTCCGGATTCGTCAGATAGTGATCCTTTGGGACTGACCAATACTGGAGTAACTCCAGCAGTATTTGATGACGCAAATATTCCGAATACATTTCCGACGCATGAGAATGATAAAATTAAAATTTGTGTTGCAGGGCGGTGTTATGAATCTGATCTTCCACCTACGACAAAAGCAGCAGCTTTAGAGCAGATAGCTAATAAAATTGCAGCAGATTATGCCGCTGGTTTAATTCCATATACAGCGACATATGATGCCGTTAATCAAGATCTTATAATCATAGACGCATTAACTGGATTAGCTCCAACTCCTATAACGGCTACCGTCGTAACGGGTGGAGTTGAATCTAGCTTACAAGAAGGTCAACTAGCTACGCCAATACCCGTAACTGGTGAGTATGGAATTACTGGGTTTAATGGGGATCTAGCGGGAGCTAATGGAACTTACGTTATAGAAGATAATACTGTAGGTGGAAAACCAACGTATTCTAACGGAGAAGGTTGGTACATGTTCTGGGACGGAAGTCAGTGGGTAATTACAAATAGCCCGTATGATAAAACTGGATCTTGGATAGGAAATGGTTCTGCTGAGATTGGTGCGGGGAATTTTGACACAACTAATGGGCATAATGGATTTGATGTTCAAGTTGCAACAGCCACAGAAGAGTCCATAGAAATATCAGGATTAGCTGGATTGTACGCTGGTGCTAACTCTAGTTTTTCAGTTGACGGCGGGGATTTGAATGGAAAACCAACGTACTCTAATGGGGCAGGTTGGTACATGTTCTTTGATGGTAGTACTTGGGTAATTACAAACAGCGCTTATGATAAAACAAGCCTTTGGCTGACAAATGGGAATGACAATCCCGCTGCTGGTTCATATGATACGGGTATTCCTATTACAGGATTTACTCCTCCTAAGGACGAGGCTAATGGGAACTATAGGAAAACAGGTCAATTAGATGTATACGGGATTCCTATATACGAAAATGAAAATGGCTGGAAACTCTCTTACAATCCGGACAAAGGTGGTTGGATACTGTTTAAGGGACTATGGCCAAGTGCAAGTTGGATAGGAAGCGGAAATCAAACTGGAGATCCTAGTAATTCTGTTTTTGACTATACACTACATGGTGGGTCTGCTGACTTTGCAAGTCAGGGTGGTACATCAGGAGTTGTACAAGTATCTGCAGAGTCGGAGTTGGATGTTCCTTTTACTGAGTTTGTATTAAATCTTGCTACTCCCACTCCCACGGTACCTCCAGTAGACACTACTGCCATTTCTAGTAGTTCCTCTAAATCTAGTAGCTCATCTAAATCCAGCTCCAAGTCTAGTAGTTCTAAATCCAGTAGCTTCAGTAGCTTCAGTAGCTCCTCCTCAGATTCTGATGGATCCAGTAAATCCTCTAAATCTAGTTCCAACTCTAGTAGCTCCTCAGTTTCTAGTACATCCAGTAGCTTCAGTAGCTCCTCCTCAGATTCTGATGGATCCAGTAAATCCTCTAAATCTAGTTCCAACTCTAGTAGCTCCTCAGTTTCTAGTACATCCAGTAGCTTCAGTAGCTCCAAGTCTAGTAGCTCATCCAAGTCCAGTAGTTCCTCTAAGTCCAGTAGCTCCAAGTCCAGTAGCTCTTCCAAATCTAGCAGCTCTTCCAAGTCCACTAGCTCCAAATCCAGTAGCTCCAAATCCAGTAGCTCCAAGTCCAGCAGCTCCTCCAAGTCCAGCAGTTCCTCTAAGTCCAGTAGCTCCAAGTCCAGTAGCTCTTCCAAATCTAGCAGCTCTTCCAAGTCCAGTAGCTCCAGTAGCTCTTCCAGGTCCAATAGCTCCAAGTCTAGTAGCTCTTCCAAGTCCAGTAGCTCTTCCAGGTCCAATAGCTCCAAGTCTAGTAGCTCTTCCAAGTCCAGTAGCTCTTCCAAATCCAGTAGCTCCTCTAAGTCCAGTAGCAGCTCTGAGCAGGAACCTGCTCTGCCAACCTGTGTGTCTATACTCAATTATGCTAATCCATATGGGGACTTTAATAATCCTCCGATGGAATTGACGTATCAAGGAGGATACGGGCAAGCAGCAACTTGGACCTTCAACACAGGAAACGGCACAACCAGTGGGGACGCTGAGTATAAAATTTTATATGGCGTGCACCCAACCATTAACTGGATTTTCGGCTGGAAATTAGAACGCCGTTATCTCTGGGCTGATCATGTTACTTGGGACCCTTGGACGACGTTAGAGAATCCACATCAAGGCGCGTTTTGGGCGGTCACGCCACAAGACGTGTGGAGTGCCTCCAACAATTACGGCGGCTACCGTCCATCAGACTGCACACCCCTTTCATCCACCTCTAGCTCCTCAATCAGCTCTGAGAGTAGCTCCAGTAGCTCCAAAAGCTCGAGTAGTAGTAACAGTAGTTCCAGTTCCAGTATGTCTAGCAGCTCTTCATATACGGTACCTACTTCTTATCAAACGATAACAGCAGCTGCTAATATTAAAGCATACCCAAGTGCAGCCACGGGGTGTAACGGAAACGGAGTTAATGTAGTACACCAAACAATTACCGGAGCAACTTCTGGGGAATTTTATTTTATCGAATTTTGGGTAAAAAGAGATTTGGCAATGACGACAACTACATATATCAAAAGTGGCGGCGACGGGAGCTCGTGGAACCAAGGGGTGGATTGTTGGGCTCTAGGAGTACCAAAGACAGTAAGCCAGAATTGTGTGGCCTCTGGTAATTTCGGAACTGAAGGATCCTCCAATCCAGCTGACGACCCTCTTATTACATGGTATGGCTATGGCGGACTTTATGATTGGTGTCGGGTTCAGTATAAAGTGCACCCAGGTGCTGGCGATCCGACGAATTCGGCGTTCCCTGGTGGTACCGTTGATGTATGTTTGGGCTTTTGGGACGCGTCAGGGATTTCGAGTCCGGTGTTGACAGGTGACGCTTTTAAAATAGCAACACAATCTGGATACGAACCTTGGATGAATGCAGGTTTAGGTGGTGATAGGGATTACCGCAAAGGTACTAACATATTGAGCTCGCCAACGGACCTAACTGCTGGAAATTGGGTTAGAACCAGCGATGGCGGCGGTTACCATCTAACGATTAGTTAATTTGTATACGAGATAATTTTAACCATGAAACCAAAGGATCTAATTAATAAACGCGGTGTAATATCCGTAGAGCAGGGCAAGAAAATCAAGGGCGGCGTAGATACGGGAGAACTTGCTTGGACTGTAAAAGTTATTAAAAAAGAAGAAGTTTCAGAGGAAGATCGTATACCAGCTTCTGTAGATGACGAAATAGGTATAACTGACGTTGTCGAAGGTTACGTAATAAGACCTCTTGCAGTAGACCCACAAAATAGCGGTACTGCTGCAGCAGGGCATGGAGAAAAACATACGCCAATCAGAGGTGGTATATCTATAGGGTCGCATAAAAACGGAGCATGGGGAGGAACTGGGACAATGGCTGGCTTTGCAAAGGGAGCTTTAGATGGTGAGCTTTGTGGGGTAACTAATAACCATGTAGTGGGTTTAGTTTATGACCCAAGTTTGTCTGTGATAGACACGACATTACTTACCCAACATTGTCCGGATTTCATACCTAGTACTAATCCAGATTTGGTGGGTAGGGGTATAATGACAGGCCAACCTGGGATTGCAGATCAACAAGGGAATGGATTTAATACTTTAGGTTCTGTAAAATACGTACATCCATTTAATATTAAGAAACTTTATGATTCCGTTAGTATTCCCGATAATTATGTCGATGCTGCTTTATTTGATTTAGCGGGTACGCATCAGTCAGATTACTTTCCTACATCACAACTTTATGATTCAGCTCCTTTGGGGCTTAATCCTAATACACTACCTATATTTGATTTCAATAACTTCCCCTTAACGGATAATCAAGATTACGAGATAATCAAGATAGGAAGAACAACAGGGAGAACGCCAACGTTAAGTGACTCTGTAGCGCTTGCAAACGCGGGTATTGGTTACATACCCACCAAAGCAATATCTGGCATAAGTAGTGCAAATATCATAATGTGCGACTCCGGAGGGGTATATGACGTTACTGCTATATTTTCAGACATAATTAAAGTTTGGATACCTAATTCTGGCACGAGAGGCGTTCGACAAGATTTTAGTAATTCTGGAGATTCTGGCGCTTTAGCATGTATTAAATGGGATGGTGAGTGGTATATTCTTGGGTTAGTGTTCGCAGGAACTGATCCAGAAAATGGTCAATCTGAGACTTTCATATGTCGTATAGATTATGTAATGAAGGTCTTGCAAATTGGATCTCATTGGACTCCCGATACTGCACTGCGTAGTAATTTTACTGATCTTTCTGACGTATCACCTGCTTGGGGTGTGGGTAAGTTATGGGATGGTTCTATAATAGTGCCTAAAGCTATAACTAGTGATTTTATAAAACTCAACGACGGAGGAACCGGATTTTCAGGGGGAGTATATAATACAAAATCCAGGTATAGAAAACTTAAGAGGGTGCGGAAAGATGGTACACATTATCTACAGCCAGCTAATTATGGAGCTGCAAGCTCAGTAGATGAGGTTGAAGCGCTGGTAGTTACAGTTGGGTCGCACTCAAATCCTGGGCCTACAAATGCGTATTATGTAGATGGGGTTGAGCGTCCTGAATTTGCATGGGATAGAGGAAAAACCTATAAACTCAATTTAACAAATGTACCCTATACACACCCATTTGCTATAGTTGATGATGATACAAGCCAAGTATTACTTCAAAATCAAAATGGGAGTATAGTAGACTTTACAGTACCGTACGGAGTTGGACCTAAAAATATTATTAGATATGAATGCCAAGCTCATGTAGGTATGGGCTCTAATATTAGAATAGGTGCAGGAGCTGCTTTTGTAAGCTCATCTTCCAAGTCCTCCAGATCCAGTAGCTCTAGCTCCAAGTCCAGTAGCTCCTCCAAGTCCAGCTCCAAGTCCAGTAGTAGTTCCTCTAAGTCCAGCTCCAGTAGCTCTAAGTCTAGTAGCTCCAAGTCCAGTAGTTCTAAGTCCAGTAGCTCCTCTAAGAGTTCATCAAGTTCGTCAATTACATCTTCTAGGTCCAGTAGTTCCTCCAGATCTAGTAGCTCTAGCTCCAAGTCCAGTATTAGTTCCTCTAAGTCCAGCTCTAGCTCTTCACAAAGCTCATCTAATTCCTCAGTAAGTAGCGTTTCTAGTAGCTCGAGTGATGGCCCACTTGCGCTTAATGACTCTAACTTCAATAGCGCGATTACCCTATACTGTAAGCCAGCCAATTATGGTGGGGATCAAGCCCTGGCTATTCAAACTTATGGTTTGATTGAGTACTGGGATGTTTCTGCCGTGACTAATATGAGCATGGCATTCGGTACCTCCCAGACGGGTTATAGCCAATTGAATAGCGGACTTTACGGATATAAGGACTTTAACGAGGACATAAGTAGATGGGACACGAGTAGCGTAACAAATATGGGAGGTATGTTCTGGGCCTGCCAAGCCTTTGACCAGGATATCAGTACTAAACAAGTTACCGTAAATGGTAATACCTATACTGCGTGGGACACTAGTAATGTTGAATATATGGGCTCCATGTTTCGTCATGATGCCTGGCCTGGGTACGGTAACTTCAATCAGGACATAGGAAACTGGAATACCAGCAAAGTAAAAACGATGGACTCCATGTTCCGTAAATGGGGGACCTCATCCTACGACGCCTACGGCTTCAGTCATGATATCAGTACTAAACAAGTTACTGTAGGTGGCTCAACCTATACAGCCTGGGATGTAAGTAGCGTGGAGGATATGAACTACATGTTCTTCCATAATAAAGTGTTCAATCAAAATATAGGAAATTGGGATACCAGTTCGGTTGCTAACTTCAAGAGTATGTTCAGTAGCGCAGAAATCTTTAACCAGGACATAAGTACAAAACAAGTTACTGTAGGTGGCGCCACCTACACAGCCTGGGATACATCTGCAGCGACGAACATGAACATGATGTTCCACACCACAAGTGCTTTCAATCGAAATATATATAACTGGGATGTTACTGGTGTAACTGATTGTAATACTTTTTCATACCAAACACCCGCAGCATGGAGGACAGTACATAAGCCCTTCTTTACAAACTGTAATCCTGCTACGTATACGCCAGCAAGTAGTTCCAGTAGCTCTAAGTCCAGTAGCTCCTCAGGAAGTAGCCGTTCTAGTAGTTCCAGTAGCGATAGTTCCCAATCCAGTAGGAGCTCCTCTAGCCATGCAGGTCCGCAAGTTCAGGTATATAATGTGGGAGGGCCGTGCAACAATGTAGGAACTCATCCTAACTACACTGGGTGCACCGGCAGCGCGCCAATAATAGTGTGGCATGCAGGTGGAATTCCTTTACCTAACCCTACCTCTAATTCATTCGTTGAATTTAAGCATTCCGGACCGGGTACACTCTTGCACGGTGGTAATTGGGTAACAATAGCCAGTGCGCAAAACAGCACAGGAGTTTACCAACCCAATGACCAACCAGATACTGCTGGATCGGGAACGGTTCTCACCATTGATGGAGTGGGATTCCATACTTTTGAGTTTCGTGGCACTCTCAATGGAGTTGTAGGCCCCATCGACACTGTCTACTACAACACAGGATATTCCAGCAGCTCCAGTAAGAGCTCCTCTAGTTCCTCCGAATCCAGCGCTAGCTCACAAAGTAGTAGCAATTCAAGTGCAAGCTCAATGACTGTATCGACGATTACAGGCTACATGACTTTACAGCTTAATGCAGATTATATGGTTTCAAGTTACGATTCAGGCGATATTCACTCGACTGTAATGGGTCCGCAGGCCAACCCGTGGGGGACTCATCTTGGCTACTGGTCCGGAACTGCTATTGGTAAAGGCTTCTCTGGGACGCCACCTACATATCAGCTCGTCTACGATGAGTTAGGGCAGTACGGAAAGCACCAATGGGACGTCTATGATATAGCATATGGCGAGCCAAATTCGACTCGATATGACAATAGATGGAGTGAATTTATGACATGCAGTATAAGGTGGCGTGAACCGATCAATGCTTGGGAAATGACGAATTTTGTTTTCGACAGCAGTAACAGTTACGTAGCCACTAACGTACTACACACCAACCATCCTGATAATGCGGAAGATAACAATTTTGAAATGCCTGTAAGGCGAGATGGAACTTCGCTTCGCTGGATCCCGCTTACCGGTGGCCTTGGATCCCCGCCGATTGATAGCACGGCATGGGGAGGAACTGGGACTTACTACAACTACCCAAATACATGGGGCCGTGAAGTAGACCAACAAGGACGTGGCATTAGTTTAGTTGTCGCCAACCCCACATGGGTGTCACCAACAATTGCGGTTACTGGAGTGGGCGGGGGACCCGCGTCGGGTGGCTCACTGTCGCTGGGCCTAGCCCCAGTAATAACGTATACCACCTCCGTTGCGCCAGCGTCCGTTGAATTTCGAGTAGAACAAGGACCTAGTGGCACTTGGCCGCAGAACTGGTTATTCGGCGGTAATTGGCAATCAATAAATCTAAGTAACTTTAGCGCAGGAACTTACCAACCATCGGATCCCGCAACTGGAGTGGTTATAGATATGACTGGTAGCGCCTCAGGATGGCCTTTTAAAGGATTGCATGAATGTGAAATGCGTTGCACTGACGCACAAGGAAATATAAGTACCGTCGAATACTTCGATTTTACCTTAGTATAATATGAATATAGTAAAAGTACATAAAACAGATATCAAAGTAGACATTACCGGTCTAGATAAAACGACTATTGCTCGAATAGAGAATGGTCGTTATGAAGGAGCGTCACGTAAGCTTTGCGCAAAAGTATTAGACCCAAGTTTGCCATTTCTGGAACTTGGCGGGTGTATGGGAGTGCAGGCTAATGAGACAGATCCAAATCTAGACAACCCAGAGTTGCATGTAGTAGTTGAGGCTAGCCCTTGGGTATGTGAGCTTAATGAAAGAAATAAGAAATTAAATAACTCAAAGTATACCATTATTAATAAAGCAATTCATGGGAGTCTAGAGTCTGTATCGTTTCGCGTTCCTGAAAAGGGGCAAGAGTTCATCATGACCGGATCAGTTGTCTTACCTGGTTCGAAGCGGATACGATATCCTAATGGTGTCGTTGGAGAAATGGGGACTAATGTAGTGGAGGTCCCTGCAACTAATGTAACAAAGTTGCTTAATGACATTGGATGGGACGAGGCTGCTATACTGTGTGATATAGAGGGAAGTGAGTTTAATCTATTAATGGAGGATATGGAGGCTTTTGTTGATCGATGTCCATGGTTAGTCATAGAATGGCACCCAAAATCACGAAAAAAAGGTTTTGGATACCGGAAGAATTTACACAAGCAGCTATGTGAGAATAAAGAATTTGTACCAGAAGCCTCAAATAATGCAAATATGACTTTTTATAGAAATAAGTAACATAATATGAATATAGATTCCTCAATAGAAGTTACGTTACCAAATGGACGTGTACTGAATTTAAAGAATTCCCTTACTTATGGTGGTGTCGATATATTGGCATCAGCTATAGCTGGGAGAAGCACTATAAATTTTACACATTTCTATATAAGACACGCCACAGTAAAATCTGATGCAGATGATCCTGAAACAAACTTCCATGTCAATAAAGACCTACACGCCGTAACCCACGCAGATTTTACTGCGGAGAATGGTAGCGCAGGATACTCAATATTAGACTTAAATACGGGCATAGAATTACGAACTTCTGATACGCAAAAATACACACAAAATGTAGTAAAGTTTCCTGTGACGTTTAATGCCATAGATATGGGTCTTAAGTTTAAGGATACGAATCAATCTAATTATAGCATAATTTACTATATGGGACTTGCCTCCAGACCTATGACAATACCAGCTGAGTATGTAGATGGCACTCAAACAGAACTAGATGAAGGTAAATATGATGTTATAACTTCTGTTATAAAGTTGGGTGAAAATGATTATTTTGGAATCCCAAATACCGGTACAGTATCAGTTGGATACGATCTTAAACTAGCTGTTTAATGAGAGGACCTAGTATAGAGTTAATTAGGTACGAACCTGAGTCTAGACCTCAAGCACCTGACGTACTTGGAAGCTACACTTTGGTAGTACGCGCATCGGGCTATAACATGCCGTCCGAAGTATTTATATACCATGCTATTAATGAGGAAAATCCTTACTCAGGAGATGTTTTTGAAGCCGTGGCAACTCCAAGTCAAATAGAAGAGTTACCTTTAAATAAACCCTCTTTTTCTGCTGAAACTAATGAAGGAGTTCCTTTTTATAGGAGAAACCAATTAGAAATTTATTTTAGATCATTAGATGAGTTAAATGATTTTTGGGTGGAGCTAAAACGACAGGTTAATACTTTAGTAAAGAATTATAAGGTTATGGAGGAGTTAGTTAATACTAGCTTAGTTACGTTGAGTGGAGGCAGTCGCATAGACACTACGACGATAGACCAACCATCGTCCCTTATAACTTTATATACCGAACCTGCTACTAGTGTTGATTTAGATGTAAATAAAAATATTAAAACAGCTGATGCTGGTATGTTTGGATGGCTGCCTGTAAGCGAAGACCAAGAAAAACCTAGTAATGCTAAACTTTTTTATAACCTAGGAAAGCATGCTGAGTTAAGTGAAATTTGGGAGTCAGGGTTAAAGGAACCTTACGGCGTCCATGCCTTGATTATTAATGGCTATCATTACTCTACTGGAGAACATGGAATTTATGAGATAAACCAAAATGGAATATTTTGGTTAGATTTTGATCCAGATAACTTTTCAGGAGATAGATTAAATCTACCTAAACCCACAAAAAACCCATGGCCGGATGACTACTTTGTGGGGTATGGCTCATCCAGTCCTAACATCATTAGATTGCTTTTGTACGTCTAATTCAGTTGGCTGTGTGGTATAGGTGCCTAATTTAGGCGGCTCTATAAAAATATCAGCAAGCATTCTGTTAGCATCCTCCGCTCTCATAATGAAGTAGTGATTCTTTCTACGCACATTCAAGTTTTTTTGCGACATATAGTTGCCCACTTTTACTATATCTATATTTAACTTTTCGATCCCGGCTGTATGTATGCGAACTTCCTGTGCTTTAAAGTCCATTGAAACAATTTTATGAAAATCCTCTATAGGTATTCTAGACATCCATTGTCCAAAAATACCATGATTTTGTAAAGTCACCTGCCAATTCACACTAGGCATACTTTGTCTTAATATAGCTAATCCCTCTGTTAGTAAATGTATAAACTCAGAGCTACTATAGTTGGGGTCTAAGTTAGCGCCTTTGGATCTAAGCATTTCATTAATAAGGTGGGGAAAGTAAAAATTACAAAAATCAGAAAAAGATTTATAGTCTATGGATTCGTCAGCAAAGGAGTAACCCTCCTCAGCTAAAACAAAGGTAGGAAATCTTAATTTAGGTAAAATACTGTCATTAGGACATGCACATACCATGGGATAGCCATCAAGTCCTGCCAGGTGAACTTCATTACGTATGTTTGGGTTTATCTCTTCGGTTTGCTTTTGCCCAAAGATATGCAAGGCCGTGGCTAGTATTAAACGATTTTCTTTTGTATTTTTGACGAGTACGGGAGGAGATGCTAAATTCAAAAAGGAGCGACCTAGCATCCCAGACACAAGCGCTACTGCTGCATTAGTGCCAGGACTATTATATATAATCTCTTTTGTTCCTATTTTTTTGAAAGACCAGTCAAAGTTAAGGAATGATTTAACCCGTGGATGGCAGAATGAAATTTTAGATTCGACATCACCGCCGGTGCAAGCCCATGAGGTGCTTTGAAATCTACTACGGTCTGAAGACCAACCTAGTTTGTTTACTCCCAGCTTAACTATAGAGTTATTAATTTCTTTATTAATAATGTTACGTAAGGTAATACCAAATGTAGTATCTAGAAGAGCGGGTGTCTGTATATTACTGCAATCATCGATAACAACTGTTGAGGAAGTTAGAGACTGTATTGCGGCCGACACGATACTGGTTGCTTTAGTGGAATCCTTTTTAGACATAATAAAGGATAATTGCTGGCTATCCATGGTCATAATGCCACTATGGTAAACATCAGAACTATCTCTAAAAATATGGGTTGTCTGCAGTTTTATTGTGAAATTAGTAAAGTGTACATTTCTGCTGACATTTTGAGCTACGTATCCATCCTTCGTAGTAATGATTGTGTTACCATTGATAGTGTTTATCTCGCTACGAGCTGCACTAGACTCCAAGAGCGCTAGTATATCTGCACGTTGTGTATGCTCTAAATGTAGTCGCACTCTGTCTAAGGTTATAGGATCTTCTTTTAGTACTTCTATAAATTCTTCAAATTTTACATCCTCCAAGGAACCTTGAGATACTAAAGTTAGAAATTGGTTAAGCACATATGTCCTAGCATCTCTACTTTGATCAAAAGTTGCTTTAAAAAGTTGATTTTTATTTACAAGTCCAAGTTCCTGAAATGAGTTATGTATGCCTAAGATAACATCAGCACTTGTAGATTCGTCTATAACCATTAAACCTTGCGAAAGTAACGGCGGTAAGTAGTTACCTTCTTTTTTCATTTTTATACTTACGCAATTTTGACTAACTGGGGATCCATGATTGAAATGATTTTTTGCTGATCCTAAAGCAGAAAATTCATCCCGCACAACGTACACACAAGTCTCGCTAGGATCTACAGCGTGAAGTCCAAATACGCCTCTATTATATGGCGTGACGTCCAATGATCTGGGCCTATCAAATTCAGGATTAATCACTTGAATGTCAGATATTGTAGAATAATTAGCAAAAGTTGGAAGCAGTAATAGTTTATTATTTTTATCAGAATCCGACTTCCGACTATAATGTCGTTCTGTGTTTATTTTTAATTTATGTAAACTTTTGAGCTGCTGAAGCGTGTCATATAATTCCTGCTCATCTACAACAGAGACCATAGTACTTATATAGTTTAGATCATCACAATATTTCCTTAAATAAGTCCTACATGTAGAAAATTCAGGATTATTAACTAACTTAGATTTATTGCGATGTACTAGGTTTAAAAGTAAATCAAGGTCTTCGAGATATTCGCTTATTAAACGTTTAGACCACTGCAGGGAGTCAAATATAGGGCTCTCAAGTCTATTGAAGTAGAATTTAAATATGTATTCCATAGACTCTTCAAAAGACTTCCCTGATACGTAGCTCATAAATGAGATAATGTTTCCTGCTTTAAAGTCCCCGAACTTATCCGGATTTACGAATTCATAATCTTTTATATAGAGATGTTTTTGATTTGCCTTTGGATTGTCTATGAAATAAGATCCCTTTTTATGCTTATGAACAGTAAACCCAAGATCTTGTGCAAGACGTATTGGACGTATAGCCTCAAAAAGCTTGTTGACTTTAGCTAACATAATGAAAAAATGCTCATATGGATTTTATAACAGACAATAATCCCAAGAATATCAATTACGTCAAGTCTTTGTTAGGAAAGTTTCCTTCATACGTAAAGGAGGCTAACTACACAAAAAAGCCTCGTATAGCAAGAGGATCATTCGCAAACACTGTAGACAGAGAATTTCCGATGGACACACCTGAAAACACTTTTCTGAGTTATGCTTACATAAAAGCAGCAACAAAGGACGGTGGGTTAAGTCCAAACAAAACCATCCATTTAAATAAGATAAAAGCTGCAGCCCAGTTACACGGAAATACAGAAGATATAGAAAATATTGACGCTGCGGTAAATAAAGATGTTCTTGAGTCTAAAACAAAAGAAGCAAAAAATAACTTTGCTCTTATAATAGATTTTGAAAAGAAAGGCGGGCTGAAGTATTACTATCCTATTACCTCTCGCGAGTTACTTGAAAAATCAGCGCGTGACCTAGTAGAGGATGAAAGAAAAATGCCTTTAGAAGCATTTCGCACAGCCGCCAGTTGTATAGTAAAAAAAGCTAATGATTTTGGAATTTCAAAATCATTACCAACAAAAATTCTAAGAACTGGAGCTGATCGAGAGTTTAATATAAAGATCGCTAATTTTGCAGCAAAACAAAGGGCCAAGAAATTCGGAGAAGATGCGGGTATTATTTACTACGACATTGTGAAGACAGCGTCTTCAGACAAGCAAAACCTAGATAACTATCTTAATCTCTTTTTGGATATGGATAGGATCAATAAAGTGGCCTACAGCAGAGACATGCTGAATCCATATGAAGCCTTTTATTCCGGGGTAGATAACTCTGAGATAGAAAAAGCTGCAGAAGCCCATGTATTAATTAATGAAGCTCCAGTGCCGCTAGAAGAATTTAAGAAGTCAGCTAAAGAAGTAGTTGAAGCTAATTTTAATGAAAAGGAGGCTGCTTTAATCATGCCTGCCGTTGAGGCAGCTGAGAAAAGCGGTGGAGTAAGTGCAACTCTTAAAGTAATGGCCTTAGGGAAAGACCTTCAGTCTAGATTCCTACAAGCATTAGTAGAAAAATAATGAATCATATACAAAAATATCAATTAATTAAACTGGCAGCACAGGTACACGCCCCGGGTTCGGTAGGCGCATTCTTCCAAACAGATCCAATTCGACAATCTCCGTTTCCTAAGTCCTCAAAGCCACCTGTCCAAGCAGAGCCTGATCCAGCTCCGCCACGACCCGCGTATCCACCATTAAAGGCAGGTGAGCAACCTGCATCCGTAGAGCCTTCTCCTCCTGCCCTCAAGGGCGGCACCCCCGGTAAGGGTTTGCAGGAAAAACTTCGTAAATTAGGTTGGTAGCAGACTACACGTAAAATGAATCACTTAGAAAAAATAGCAGTTGCCGGAAATTTAACAAAACTCATGCAGAGTTTAAAAGGAGTGGGAGACGCAGGCGCAGGTACCTCACGACTTACTGACGCTTTGAAATCTGTAGCCACCAACCCATATGCTCAAGTTACGACTGCAGGCGGTGCGCTAGGCTCATTATCAGATGATCCAGTGGGAGGAGCCCTGACAGGAGCAATAGGCGGAGCAGGAGCACTTTTAGGCGGTAAATTAGGTATAAAGGGCATGAGAAATCTGGCTCAATCAGGACGCTTAGGCGAGGGTATGCAATCAACTTCTTGGATGGAGAAAAATCCTCTTGCTACTGGATCGTTAGCAACACTAGGAATTGGAGGAGGAGCCGCAGCTGGTGCAGCAGCGGGTGGTGGTTATTCAGAAGGCATGCAACGGCTTTTACCTATACTGCAAGACTTATTTAAAGAAACCCAGGATAAGTATCGGCTAGACAAAGGTACAGCGTACTACGGTGATAGTGAGGCTTAAATGAACCATTTAGAAAAAGTAGCAGCAGCTCAGTACATAATACAGCCTGGGCTCACTAAAGAAGCTTGGGATCGCAATGCATGGTATTCTTATGTTCCTATAGTAGGAGATATAGGTAATGCAGTTTCCAACGCCTCAGATGGTAATTGGTTGAACGCAGCTGGTAATCTAGGGATGGCTGCTTTGAACTTTATACCTGGAGCTGGTTTAGCCGCAAAAGGTTTACAACTAGGCGCTAAAGGTCTTGGAAGTATGGCTGCTAAGGGAATAGCAGCAAAAGGAATGACTGCAGGAGGTCAGCGGCTGGCGACACAAGCGGCTGGCGGAATTACTAGCGGCATAAACAAAGCAGTAGCACGCACAGGGACAGGCAGGCTTAACTCCGTAGTGGGTAGTATGGCAAAAAGCCCAAAGACATGGCTTGCAGGGTCTGCCGTCGGCAGCATACTAGGCGATACTCTGGGAGGAGACGACCAACAACAACAACCACAGCAACAATCAGGTGGTCTTGGTCTTGGTTGGAATCAGAATAGTGGAAACCAAGGAACCGGTCAGCAATTCTTCAATCCAGGCCAAACATACGGCGGGTTAAATAACTCCGCCGGATCTAATACTATATATTAAAAGGCCAGGGCAAATGCAGGTGCCTCAAATAAATAGGAAAGTAGCGGGAAATTTACTTTCTGAGGATTCTACTTTTGGAACTACAGCGCATATCATAGCCTATGGTGCGTACGGAGATGAGATGTACGAGATGGATATTCTTGAACTCTTTTCCAAGCTAGAGGATGATTTTGGGGTAGAGATGTCAGATGATGTCAGACAGAAGTTACAGGCTATTATGTTGTGTACTCAATCAGATGCCTTCTTCCATGACCCAGAGGCCTTTAGAGCAGTTTGCAATACGTTGGTGGATGGTGATCCAGGATTCCTAATATTTGATGACTTAACCATACCAGAGATACTTTGGTCGACTTATGAGGTTAGCCTAAATCATCCAGGTGTGGAGTTTACGCAAGCAGTAAATAATTTAATTGATCGTGAGTTAAAGGAGGAAGGTGAGGATTTAGATTCTTTGGATGAAGCTGGCGACTTGCCATATTTCGACAGGGCTGTAACCCACCTTAGGGGAGAGCTTAAAGAGCAGTTAAATACGCTTGGAGTAGATACAGCCAAGCTGCCTCAAGTCTGAAATACACCAGCTCTTGGTGTTATATATAGTTGTACACATATGTGTATTTGAACTTTTCTTATATAACAACTAAATGAAAAAAACTACAGAAGACGAATTAGAATATACCATAAATAATATTAATGAATTAGATATCGAATTAGATGAGTTAGAAAATCGGTGTCAAGCTTTAGCTATAGAAATAAAAATAATTGAAGAAGTACTACAGCTTGACAAGTATAGCTCTCGTCTTGGCGAGAGTGACCAAGCTTTATATACGCACCATTTACATGAGGCGGGAAAGTCCGCGAATACTGTCTTTCATTTAAGTGCGGCACGGCGACTACTGGAGAGTGCACGCGAATGGGCTTTGTAGTATAATCTGAAATCACGAGAAACAATACGGATTACGTTGGAACACGCAAATCCAGAAAATGCCTGCAAGTAAACAGTACCGGAATCACTGACTAACTAACTTGTCTATCATGAGTGATGATGTACTTTTTCAAATCCTTGTCGACAGGATGAGCAATTGTATTAGCGCAATGAGGACGTAAGAGCTCTGTTACATTTACGCCTGAAGAACGCAGGTATAGCCGCGATTCGCGTGGTCCGTAACTCAGAAAGTAAGAGAGATACTACTCTTTATACAGAGAAGGCGGCTGGGGCTTCCCAGCCGCTTTCCTGTATTCTATCCGGCCGTAGAGATCCTGACAATCTAGACATAAGGGCTCTGTCTTCGATTATAGGCTCCTGAAGTCTAATCCTCCCTAGAACATATGCGAAATTTAATCCATGTAATGTATCGTCAGCCTTAGCGGCATGACGTCTATACGTGAATAGATTAGCACCACCCGAATCTGTGGGAACTCTATATAGGTTTAAAAGATCCGTGAGCATCGGCTTTGCCATAGACCAGTCATAGCAACGTATGCGTCTATTTTTAATTGCTACATACAGTGTTGTTATTGACTCAGTTTTATTAAGTGAAAATTGATTAAATACATTTTGATTTTCTTTTAGAGGTATAGCATTTGGACCTGAGTACTGAAATATTAGATGGTGTGCTGGGTTCATAGATTCACGAAGTAGCATATTATAAGCCATGCCTACACCGTAGTCACTGCCCAGAGCATCTCCTTTATATGTGGTATGCCAGTGCATAATATCGTCTGCGATATTTCGATACGACATACCTTCATATCGCTTCATATGAATAATATCATACGAGTTATCAAGATTTTGACCAATCATAGCGTGCACGGTATAAGACACTTTGGTCTTAAGAGATACGTCATAGTCACTTCCGCCCCAATCACAACCTGATATAACAAATCTATACTCACCTTTTTTTGCTTTTTCTCTAGGTATATCTGGAGAACCTAAAGTACATATATTTATAAGATCACTTTCTGTAAGTTCTCTTTCACCCTCTTCTGTAGGTATTCCAAGATTCTCTTGAAAAAATTTACGTGGATCTTGTTCCAACTTTTTTCTATATATCTCCGCATAGCGCATTTTATTGTTAACAACAAATGGAACAATAATTTGAGGTATATGAAACCCAATTTGATTTTTGTTAAAATTACCCTCATCTAAATGCATAAACCTACCTTTAGTTACATCTAAAAGTTTATCACACTTAGAACAAGATACTCCTCGTGGTTGTATCATGTCCATAACACCGTATTCTGGAAGCGGTATGTTGTCATGGTTACAGCCTACACATGTCATCACCCAGACACCTTGAGAGGAGTTTTCATACTTATACTCCAAGGCTGTGTCTGTTGTTAAGGATGTCCCGGCATAAAGGGTGATTGGCATTTCTGTAGCAGATTGAATTTCTGATACTTCAGGTTCGAACTCTGGATCAAAATTTTGATACTCATCGAATACAAGCTCGTCTGAAGACTTACCACGTATATTAGTGACCTGAGTATCAACATTGAATAACTCTATTGAAGATCCATTACTATACTCTTTTAAATACAGATTCTGCCTAAATCTATGGTGCTGTCTGGCATATAGAAAGGCAAGTTCCAGATCTCTTAATCTATTTGCATAGGTTGTTAATTGATCTTTTTTAGGTGTAATATAAATACTTTTAAATCTTGGGAATATATGGCATATCAACCGCTGCCGGGCTGCTATAGTAGTAGACTTAGCAATTTGCCTACTACCGCGTATAACAGTGAACCCACCTATATTTAGAGCGAGTAGATGGTACGCAAATGGGAAATTATGTAAAGACATAGGTTCGCTTTTAGGGTATTGCGGATAGTAGTAGGGCAGGAGGTACGTTATATTATAGCGACAATGCCTCAATATCTCCATAAGAGCATCATTGGCTTGATTCTGATGTCGGACACTGCCCTTTGCCCTTTCGGTATGGTAATTTAATTTATTACTTAACTTTATAAGTTTATCTCTAAAAACGCCATCAGTTCGGGCGGTGTATTCAAGATCAAAATACATTGACTGAAAAGGGTTTATATATAGGATTGTAGGAATGCATTGTAAATCTCCAAGAGAATTTTTAAAACGATTATATTATAGATCTAATAAGAAAAGCGGTATTATAAAATATCCTCCCAATGTATTTCCTAAAAGAAGGTTTGGTCAAACAAAATGGGTCGCGGATCAAGATTATAAAAAGATTCATGATTCTTTGCTTGCCAAAGAGCACCTGATTATATCATAACATATCCTATGCCAAGGAAAAAAGAAAACCAGGAAGATCACCTGGACGACGGCGTGGTGCTGACCTACTCTATAGAAGTTGTAAATAACAAGAAGGAGCTTGTTAAACTAAATGGCAGCGTACCCATTCCTTTACTACTAAGCAAAGCTTGCATACATCAGTCAGAAATAAGTTTTAAACAAATTTTTGACACATTGGTAGGAGATCCAATTAAAGTCCAAATGCAGTCTAAAATCCGTAAAAGGCAGGAAGACTTTACACGCAAAGATCAGGAGTCAAAAACTACCACATCAACTTCAAATAGAGACGATGTATTTATACTAGCTGACGACAAAGAAGAAGAAAAAAAGGAACAGCAGGATGATAAACAAAAAAAAGACGATAGTAGTGATACCAGCCCGAAAGGGGAGCAAGGGGATACCAAAGAAAAATCTGAAGATGGTGAATGGGAAATCCCTGATACGACATCCGGTTGAAGCAGCTTTAAAGTCGAAGTATGTAGACGAGATCTGGGTAGCCACAGATTGTAGAGAAATTTCCAATACAGTCCTTGATATTGCGCCTAGCTCTAGTAAAATTAAAGTCTTTAGAAGGTCAGATGAATCAGCGTCGGATACGTCCAATAGTGAGGATGTGCTACTAGAGTTTGCGCATAAGTATAAAACTCATGGATATTCAAAAGAAGATTTTGATGTAATGATCTTCATGCAGTGCACGTCTCCTTTAACTTTAGCTCAAGATATAGATGGCGCTTTAGAACTATTAGAATCTAGCGATCAGATCAATAGCGTAATATCTGGATGTCATGAAGAAGGTGGTTATTTTTGTGGGGGTTTTCAGTGGGTGGAGGAGGATATCAATACTAATGTCGCGTCAGCTCAGAGTGCAGGTGTGAAAGTAGCTAGGCGGGTTACGCCATATGAGCATCAAAGGCAAAATGCTCCTAAATATTTTAGAGAAAATGGCGCAATGTACCTGACTAGTAAAAAAGATTTAATTCAATCTAAAAAACGATTATCTGGTAATATTCGATTTTATGAAATGCCTAAGTGTAGGAGTTTCGAAATAGATACGCCAAAAGATTTAATAGAAATTGAAAGTATTCTAGATTAAAAAACTGGAGTAATATTTTAAAATCTGACACACTACTACTATGGGCATGTTTGACATGGTTATATGTAAGTTGAGTCTACCTTATCCTAAGGATCTTCAAGGATTAATACCGTCTGAAGAATTTCAGACTAAAGATTTAAATAATGCTTTAGATTCCTTTTTTATAGGAGTAAAAGGACAATTATGGAAATTTGATCAGAAGGCCGGCGGTAGTGATGAAAAGCACAAAATGCACATTACCAAAAGTATCAATATACACACATACTCTCGTCAGGAAAATGCTGACTACTGGTACTCATTTGAATTAAAGGTTGTTGTAGGTCGAATAAGAAATAAAAAATTAAAAGAATTTAAAGTTTACGATAATTCCGAAAGGAAGGCGCGCGAACTAAATTTAAAAAAAGATCTAGAGTTTAGACAGCAAATCCGTATGAGGTGGTGGTATGCGACCTATGTAAATATATGGCAAAGACCTTTGAAGTTTCTTTTTTCAAAATTTAGACAATTTAATAAATATTTATATAAAAAGTTATGGGTACTAGAGAAATTCTTATTACGGTTTTAGGGTTAAGCATCATCCATCTGATGACAGCATGCGTGACGCATGAAATTCATTTACACATTAATGACAATGTTAAAATTGTAGAAAGCATAAATGAATAATCTATATTTTACATATCTTACAGTAGAGTACCATTTAGGCTCACAAGAAGACTATACTACATACACTAGGGGAAAATGTTTCTCAGATATAAAAGAGTCTATAGAAAAATATTTCAAAGAAGAATTAAATCCGCTCAATACTGTAAAGTATATTAGAATTTATAAATTAAAGTGTGGAAAAAAATTTAAAAGTATAGAAATAGATAATAAGATATGGGGATTTTTACTTCAGGTTGCATATCCAAATGCGAGTAATAAACTTGTTCTAACAAAGGTAGGTAAAAAAAGAACTACTAAGCACAGATGGAACCATAGCCTACCAAAAAATGGTATCAGTAATGGGTTTAAGAAAGGCAAAAAGAATTGGGCTTACATCCATAAAAAAGGAATTTCCAAGCCTTGGCATAAAAGGAGGAATATTAGATATCGAGGTAAATGGGTGGAGGTAAGTGAAGAGGAGATTTTAAGAGAAGAAAACGAATTAAAGGAAGCACTTTTGGAGGCTAATGGAAATAGGTCAAAAGCAGCGAAAATCCTAAAAATTAATCGTAATACCTTGTACAGTAGGATGCGTCGACATCCTGATATAGACTGGAATAAACTAATTCCTAAACGTGAAAAAAATTTAAATAAGAATGATAATAGCAACAGCAGACAACCACATAGGTTATAGACAATATGGATTAAAAAGTAGAGAGGAAGACATACAAAATAGTTTTAAAGCTATTATAGATGCTGCTATAAATAGCTCATCTGACCTCACAATAAGTGGTGATTTAATACATACCACTAGACCCACGCCAGCATCAATCGCATTTTTAAAAGAATGCCACCTACGTATGATGAGCCATGGCATGGCAGCATATGTTATATCGGGAAATCATGATAAGAGTAGTCCTCATTGGATTGAGAATTTTTGTGATTCTGATAGTGGAGATACAGGATTTCAGTTGATAGACAATCTCCGGGTCAAAGCGAAAAATAGTGACATATATATTCGAGGAGTACCTTTTACTAATCTAACAGATTGGAAGGATACAATAACAGATATAAACTCAGACGAGCCTGTAGACCTTGTGCTAATGCACCAGTCGTTTAATGAATTTACTAATTTTGAAAATCCAGAAGGATTTAGTGGTGCCGTGTTAAATGACCTTGATCCGCATAAATGTAAGGCGATAGTAGTTGGGGATACTCATGTTAGCGCTAGCTTTATGACACACCATGGCATTAACGTCATGTCGCCTGGAAGCACAGAGACAATTTCAATGTCGGAAGATAGCGAGAAAACAGTAATTTTAATCAGACGATCTTCCTCTCAACACGAGGATGACGATGGACTCGTATTTAACGATATTCCAGTACCCACAAGGCCATGTTATTCATTCGATATCAGCGACGAGAAAGAACTAGATTTTGTTATAGAATGTCTAACTCCAGACATGGATAAAGGACCTATAGTTAATATTAAATGCAATTATGCTGTGGACAGTGGTCTGTCTAGACTTAATCAACTATTTGTAGGAGAAGCTATCCTAAGGTTTAGACACTATAATCCTAAGGTAGAAGAAGCTATAGATACGGAAAATGAATTAAATATACAAGAAGTTCTAAGTAAGTTTATAAACGCCGAAGATGCTGAATACGAGTTAGCTACAATTCTTACAAATCCGGAATGTGATGCTCGTTACGAGATAGATTCATATATAGATAAAAGATTAGATGAATTGCAAGATTCTGAGTTACATACTGGATGATAGCGTTGTCGTAGTTAATCCTAAATTCGTAATTAGTGTTTACTCGCAAAGTGAGCTAGTCGCTCAATACGGAGCATTTATGATATTTCGTAACGACCTACTTAATGCTACATTATACGCACTACATATAAATAAAAAAGCAAAAGATGAGTGTGAAGTACATATTCATAAGGATGGCGAAAAAATCTTAAACCTCAGATTAATCAACCCAAAGGAGGGCATGGAAGCCCTAAAAGCAATATGAGTTTACTATGCGATAATATAGATGGCTTTCCTGTTAATTTTAAGGAAAAAAGTCCCTTAAAGGGATTCCGCTATCCGGTTTTTCATAATAAAGAATTTAATATTAATTATTATGTAATAGAGAAACCTACTTATGTAATGAAATCAAAAGTAGAGTATGAGTTTAGGAAGGATAAGGAGGAGCCTGAAGATGGGTCTGAATATTTCTCATTGGATCAAACTATGTCGAAAGATCTTTTAGATCACTATTACGACGATGGTTATAGAAAATTATTTATCCTCCTAAAGGGACCAACATTAAACTATATTAAAGGTACCGTTTTAGAAAAAACCTCATATAAAAAAAATAAAATGTATATGGGGCTATATGTATCCAACAGAGATTGGAATTTTAAAAGTTTAATGTTTAGTACAAAAGAAATGACTTTTATAAAAAAAGAAACTTAAGCATGATTATAAATAAAATAAAATTAAAAAATTTTGGTGCGCATAAAAATATTAATTTTGAGACTAATGGACAGCGTGTTATAGGATTACTTGGTAAAAATGGATCAGGAAAAAGCACAATATTAAATGCCATTAAATTTGCGTTTACAGGCGACATAGAGGGTACTATAGAATCTAACCTCCGCCATGGCAGCACTACAGGTTCGGTTGAGATAGAGTTTGTAAAAAATAATGAAACTGGACGTATTAATAGATCGGTAGGTAAAACGTCTAAGGCAAATTTAACCTGGCGTGGTAAATCTTACAGTGTTAAAAAAGAAATTGAGTTTGTGCTATTAGAGCTGTTAGGTGTAGATAAAAAGTCACTATCTAATGCTGTATTCCTCAATCAAGGAAGTTTAAACAGAATCTTATTTGGTTCAGACGCAGATAGAGAAGAGCTATTTATTAAAGTTATGAATGTCTCGTACTGCCAGAAGTTTGCAGATATTCTAGATCAAAAAAGTAAAACATTAAAAGATGCAAATGATTCAGCACTAGTAGTAGACGAGCTTAATAGACAACGAATAATACTATCGGAAAAAATAGATTCACATAGAGAAGATTTAGCTAATTACCCCAATTGTGATAGTGAAATCGAAACTTTAGAAACTCGTGAAAAATTAATAAACTTACTTGTCGGTTCAATAAATAAAATTAATGAAGATAAAAATTTATTAGCACAGTATACACAAGAGTTAAAAACTATAATAGATTCTGATTTTGAAGAAGTGTCTGAACATCAAAAGAAAATTGAAGATGCAAATAAAGAGTTATTTCAAGTCAAAGAACGTATTAAACTCCAGACGAGTATAAACCGCATAAAAGTCCCACTCGAAGATCTTACTGCCTCGATTTCATCGTTACGAGAGGATCATACTAGGACCAAGATAGAATTAGATCATTTAGAAAGTCAAAAAGATGTGCATGATAAGTTAAAAGAAGAAGCTAATAAATTGGAATTTGAGCACGAACAAATGTCAAAATGGCTAGCAATACAAAAAGAAGCTTTTGATTCGTATGAGAATGCTGACGACACTAAAAGCCAGTGTTTTAAATGCGGACTACTAGTATCGCGTGTCACAGAATCTGAGTTAAATAAATTAATACATCTCTGTAGATCTTTGGGGGACGAAGCTTGCTATAAGAAAAATAAGTTTAGGGAATTCAAAAATCTCTACGATAGTGCGTGTAAAAAAGAATTAGAGGCATATGAATTTTTAAATGACACTATTAAAGAATGTGCTAACTTGGAACAACAGCTTTCGGATCTTGATTCAACTCCAGTAATCGGAAAATTGGATAATTCTTCTGTAGATTTCTTACATAATTTAAAGTTGAGTAAAGAAAAATCTATATCGAAGTTATCTGAAAGACTCGAATACATACTAGAATTGACTAATAAGAAAACGAAATTTGAAACACTTGTACAAGAGAAAAATACAGCTATTGAATCTGGAACTTCTGCTGTTGAAGAGATCCAGAAACAGCTAGACTCCCTACCTACGTACGGAAAGGAGATTAGTCACTATAAAGGTGTAAACAGTCTGAGAAATGAAACTCGAGGAAAGATTGAAGAATTACAAAGCCAGCTAACCGACACAAGTAAAAGGCATGGTGAGTTACTCGAAGAGAATGATGAGTCGGAGCGTAAGAAAATAATATATAGTGAGTTAAAAAAGTTAAAGGATATATTTTCAAGAAAAGGATTACCTAAGTCTTATGTTGACTCTAGATTTAGCATATTGACTGAATTGACTCAAAAGAATCTTGAAACCTTAGAAACAGATTTTTTTATAAACCAGTCTCAAGAAAAATCTTTAGCCTTTGACTATACTATAGTGTACGACGGCGACAATATAGAACTACCCATGAATAAACTATCCGGAGGTCAAAGAGTTCGGTTGAGTTTGGCCTTTATATTAGCTGTCCAGCAGTTAATCGTGGCTGAGCTGGGTTTTATTACTCTTGACGAGCCTTCTACTCATTTAGATGAAGAAGGTGTTGACAGTCTGTGTAATTTGTTAAAAAAAGTACGTGATGTATTTGCAGACTCAGAGCACCAACTTTGGGTGTGTGATCATAATCCAAAACTTGAAGCTGCTTTTGATAAAATTTTAAAACTTACGTGATATACAAGATTAAGATAACGTTTACCACAAATTTTCTTGGGGGAGGCGATAGAGACAAAAAAACCTCTGTTCGCTCCCTCAAGAAAACGGATGACGGGTTAGTTGAATTTCACGACCAAGAATTTAAAAAAACTACTGAGTTAGTATTAAAGCAACTAAATATTAATTTAAATGTCGAGAAGCTAAAAATACCGAATGGATTCAATGCCAGTGGTAGAATATCAGTTTTACGGCGAGTATATAATAAAGTTAATATAGATTTGTTTGAAGGAATTAAACGAGGTAATTCTGTAACTATGCAGTTGCTATATAATGATACTTCAGACAAAAGTCCGTCTGCAGACGACATCAAAAAAATAATGTCTGTGTTTGGGAAGTTCCACGGAATTTCTCAGTGGGGGCGTAAGTTTAACTGCGGTAGATTCGTAGTTAATTACGCTAAAATATTAAATTCAGAAAACTATGAGTGTTAAATTTCATTGGTATGATACGGTACTTGTGATTGAGAATCCTACAGCCAAAATGGAAAAATTTTTAGTGTGGGATAAGAAAAAATTAGTTCTTGATAAAAGAACATTTACAAGAAGATCTAAAATTGAAAAAGTAAAACTTTTTAATGTTTGGCATGAAGGTAGTAAAAGAAAAGGTCGTGTAATTGAAACTCCACACGGCTTTAAAGATCAATTAATATTAATGTGTAAGAAGGAAGGGGAAAAATGGGAGTTATTCGATAAACGTATTCCCGTAAAGGCGCCAAAATTAGGTTTGACTGGAGGATTTAGACTTGAACAGCAACCACTATTCGAAGAATTTATTGGTAAAAATCAATCTGGAATACTACAGGCTCCAACGCGTTATGGTAAGAGTATAATGATAATAAACACCATGCGTGCATTTCCTAATATGAAAACAGTTGTTGCCGCTCCGGGTGTAGATTTACTAAATCAAACTGTAGATGATTTTAAAAAAGCATTGCCTGAACGTGATATTAAAGGAGTGTTTACCGGCAGTAAAAATAGAACGCAGTCTGCAGATATAACAATATGTAGTTTAGATTCCCTACATAAAATGGATACTGAGGGTACTCATTTATTATTGATCGATGAGCCGCACGCTGCTGTTAGCGAGACAAGAGCACCTGTAATAGCTAGATTTAAAAATGCTAGAATTTATGGTTTTGGCGCAACGTTAACAGGTAGGTATGATAATGCGGACAAGTTACTCACCGGACTAGTAGGTCCAGTACTAGCAAAACGTACATTTAGAGAGGCTGTAAGTGAAAATGCGATATGTGACATTGAAGTCTATATGGTACGTTTTCCTTTTGAGGCTTTCTCTTGTCGTAAACGAGAATTAGCTTATAAGCGTTTATTGTACGAAAATCAAATATTCATAGACGCAGTAGGTTCTATAGCAAATAGTGTTTTACCTAAAAACTGGCAGACTATAATATTCGTAGATCAACAGAAGCAGGCAGACTTATTGGCGGATAATATTGACGAAGCAAAGACCGTAATAGCCGGTAGAATGAAAATCAAAGAGCGTAAAGAAACGTTTCAAAACATGGTAAATAATCATGTGAAACGTTGCATCTGTACTGATGTATATGCGCAAGGCGTGACATTCCCAGACTTACGGGTAATGATAAATGCTGCAGGAGGAGGTGGGTCTATATCTAGTACGCAGAAACCAGGCAGGTTGGCTCAGATTAGAGAAAATAAGAATTGTGGTTATTTAGTAGATTTTTTATTTGAATGCTCAAACCCACCTAAGCCTGAAGATAATGTACGTGGAGCAGACCTATGGCGTATGGTAGCTAATGATAGTATGCTAAGGTTACGCCAGTATGATAAATTGGGTTACAAAATAAATGTAATCAATTCACTAGCTGAGATAACTATGACATGAACTATGAGTTAAATGAATTACATAACCTAGCACAGGTGATTAAAGATGGTTTCTTTAAGAGAAAAGAAATCCAAAGAAATAGAAAATATAGACCTCATCCAAAGTACCTAGAAAAGGAACTCTGGTTAAAGGCGGCAAAAATATGTAAAGAATTACAGGCAGACCCAATTGACTTTGTGGAAGCTGCTTTTGTTTTTGCCATAAAGCCCAAAGAAGCTCCATTTCCTCCAATGCTAACAGGGAAGGCTATATATATGTGGTATAAGGATTATATGAAAGAATTCGATAGTGAGGTTGGAGGCTCGAAATTAAATCAACTAATAGACCAGGAAATAAGAACGGCCCTTCAAGTTTGTACCATACGTGAGAAAAGACTTGGTAAAACTTTTAGAGACACGCTGTTGGATAACATAATAAAATTTTCCCCTTATATAAGATTATTATTATTAAAAGATGAACTTGAGGCTTGGGCCAGGTTCAAAGAAGAAGTTAAATCCGCAATTAAAATAAAACCCGGATTGAGTGCAATACTAGAAGAAAGAGGTTTGGAGATAAATAAACTATATGAGTGAGCTATCAGATGAACTTAAACAAAATATAGATAGAAATCCTGCAGTATTTGAGTCTTATATAATGGCTGCCCTTATTGGCAGTCATTCGTTTTTCCTGCAACATGGTTATAAAATCTGTCCAATCCGACCACGAATAAATGAGCGTCGTAAGGATTTTTCCCATAATTGGTTAAACGTACTATATGAAGCTTTATGTGTATATTGGCAGGGTCAGAATACTACGATTAATGAAAACCCCATCCCAAGAGCAGCCTTAGATATTTATCTAAATGAGGCGTCTGATCGTGGAAGGATACTTGATAAGGAAATAGAGGACCTAGACGTAGGGCTTGTAAATATTTACTCGCTGGTGGAGGTTAACATAGAAGCAACCATGACATTCGTGGAGAGCGGTGTATTATCACGATGGCTGGGTATTAGATTAGCGCAAGAGTGGTCAAAAGATGCTGTAGCTGATCCTAACATCCTAACCCCAGAAAGGATTGCTGAGTGGCACGATGAGTTGCAAAGAATCCCAGCAGAAGATGATGATGGATCTATTGTGACAGTGTCGGACACTATAAGAAATACAGAAACACGGGGGGAGCTGTATACGCTCCCAGAACTTCCCGCATTATCTAAAGCTGTTGGAGGCGGCTTTGCAAAAGGAGAGCACACGCTAATAGCAGCTACCACCGGTGGGGGTAAAACCGTACTGGCAATGCAAATGGCAGCAACATGGGCTTCCATTGGCATCAACGTAACCGTAGTAACTACTGAACAAAAACCAGCTCAATTAATGCATAGGGCCTATTCATGTATGAATAATATTCCTTTTGAATTTTTTACAGAGACGGATGATATATGCCCAGAAACTAAGTTGCCTATGCGTGTGACTACTGATGGGGAGTGGATGGAAGGCGTACATAACTTCAGAGCTCACGTAGAGAATAGACTAACCTTTTTAGATTGGTCGGGCTCTCGTAAAACTATAGTAGGAGATTTAGCCAGTAATTTAGATAAGTTAAAACGAGCTATTCCTAATTATGAGACTGATATACTAATATTTGATTGGATAGGAGCCTCCCTACAACGTGGCGCAAAAGTCGATGCTATACGCCACCTATATAATGATGTTGCCGCTGAGTTGAAAGTAATAGCTGTTGAGAAAAACTTATGTGTATTTTCTTTCGCGCAGCTAAATAAGCAACTTACAAAAAATTCATCAAAACCAGATCATACAATGCTGCATGAATGTAAATCACTACCGGATCAATGCGTTAATGCCTTGTACCTAAGTTCGATAAAAAATAATCGAGAAGAGGAAGAAGCTTACACGCGTATGCAGTTTATTAATGTGGCTAAGTCCAGGTTTGGACCAGGTGGGCATATTAAGGTGGCTCGTGATTTTCAATACCAAAGATTCTCTCCTCAATGAAAAATAATAAGTTTAAACTCGATACTATACACCTACGAGCCGAAGAAATTGCAATACCCGTAGCCGGTGCTATAGGTGCTATATTATATCAAAGAATTAAGTTTTACTGTGATTTGAATAAGGAGGGCAATAAAGTTAAGTACGAGGAAGATGGTCGCTGGTGGACATGGGCATCGTATGGATCGTTAGCTGATGAGTACGTATATTGGTCTGTAGATCAGATAAGAAGGTCGCTAGGTAAGTTAGTTGATTCTGGATTACTGTTGGTGAAACATAGAGCACGTCAGTTTAAAAATTCAAGTAAGTATAGCTCAAGATCGCTAGATGAATGGTTAGTTTCTGATTTATTCCAATCCCTTGACGAGAGTAAAAGAAAATTAGTTTTAAAAATCTGTGACAAGCGAAACATAGTTACCAGCTATGGTGAAAACCACACAAGGTATGGCAAAAACCACACACCTTGTGGCAAAAACCACATAGCCAATACAGATATAGTAACAAATATAAGAAACAATTTATCTGAACTTTCGAATTTCGAAGACTTGAGCGAAAAGGAATTTCTAGAAATAGAATATAATTCCTTAATTATAACGAAGGATCAATATGACGCCATGATCTTCCATTTCGGTAGATTGTTTAATTCCACGTTAGTCCGCCAGAAAGATTTAGATTCCTCAATATTGATTTTATACTCCGGAAATCTATACAACACGCAATATCCTTATTGGGTTAGGTTGTTGTACGGAGTTGAGCAGAGTATTCTATCTAAAGATACAATCAAAGGAATTGCGGAAAATATTAATGAGGAACTGGGTAGTAACCCCTACATAGTAAATATCCTACGTAAAGAGTTACCTGCGGATTTTGACTGGACTAGCCTTGGTATAGATCCTGACTTCTATGAGGGTTCCTGGAGTAACCTATACCACAAACTATTCACGGATGTTAAAAAATGTTAAAATTAAAAGAACAATCCAATATTATATTAGGTTCCTCATGTCCTGACGACATTGATGACGAGGTATTAGTTCTGGCTCAAAGATTGTCTAAAATACACGGTTTGGTGAAGTTAGCCTCAGAGTCTGGCGGTGTGCATATGTATATAGCATCTCCCATTTGTTTAGCGGAGTTTGGTCCTGATGAGCTTCTCCCCTCTAAGATGCACCTAGCAGTCAATGCTGACAAATATCTAGGCCGACCCCCTTATAGCGAGCCAAATGACTACTCAGCCCTCTGTATGAAGACAGGAGAGATATATAGTATATCCGACCTTCTATCGTACAGTAGTCTGGAACTTAGAGGTTATACCGGCGTAAGGCATCAAGTCGCAATTGTTGAGAAGAATGATTATCTAATGGAAGACGCCCAAGGAAATAAAATTCCTAAAGCACCAGGGGATGTAATTTCACTAGCCGATCTGCAGGATGATCATCCCGTAATTGTATATTTAAAAAGCCGTGATTTTGACCCTCAAAAGCTAGTAACTCAATTTGACGCTAGTTTTTGTACAGAGCATAGTGATGGTTATTGGAAGGATCTAGGTTCGGGGTTTAGAGCGTCCCCCAAGCACAGGCTAGTATTTAATATTGATATTAAAGGCGTACGACGAGGCTGGCAGGCTAGGATACTAGAATTAAAAATTAAAGGCTCAGACGGTGAGAAGTATCATTTTTTCTATAACTCAGATAAGCCTATTTGGACCCCTGTTAAAGTTTTAGATGAAAGCACTGATGAGTGGATCCTAATGCCGGGATTTTCAGAGTGGAATCCACCTAAATATATGCTTGGATACGGCACCAGACGTAACTTATGTTTAATGGGTTTTGATGCTGCTTTGGCTATTAATAAAGATAAAGAAAAATCGTGGATAGGGCTAACTGAGGGTCCATTAGACGCAGCTAGGTTGGGGTCACCATTTTGCGCGGCTATGGGTAAAAGTTTATCACCCAAGCAAGCAGACTTATGTAGGTTATTTGAATTTGTAGTTGTTGCTATACAGAATGATGAGGCTGGGGGTCAATTCAGGGAGTCAGCCGTAAAGCAATTACGTAATGTAGGATTACCAGTAGCTGTAATTGAACCGCCTAGTGACTCTATTAAAGACTACGGCGATATGAGTCAATTAGATGCTGATAGCTTTATGGTAGAGATAAGAGATAAATATAAACTAGAATGAAAAATATAACTTTTAACAAATACCCTTTTTTCTTTATAGATCAGAAGCCACCTAAAAAAGTAAAAAAAAATGTTTACATCGAAGGGAAAATTCATTTCGCAGGAGTAGGTAATTTAGATAGTGATATTGTATTTGTTGCCCCTACCCCTTTAAGAGAAGATGAGCTCAATGACGACTCCCCTCCGGGATTATTAAAAGGAGACGTCGGCGCCATCTTTAGGCGTCTTTGCTCTAGGGCGGGTCTTGGTAACGTGGAGAAGACATGCTACTTTACGACTATTTCTAAATACTCAGTTCCTGATGGTGAAAAACGTGCATTAAAAAAAGAAGAATTAAATTGGAGTGAACCTTGGCTTGATTCTGAATTAAAGGAAATTAAACCCAAAGTAATAGTTTGCCTTGGTAGGCACGTATTTAATTACTTTCATGATTTAATAGTTGAATCCAAATCCGATAATAAAAAGGGAGTTAAAATATCTGTAGGTTTTGACGATGCTCTAGGTGCATTTTTTCGCTGTAATAAATATAACTGTGTTATTTACTGCATGGATAAAATAACTAATCCTAGGTATCAGCCTCATCAAATTGCTAGATTTGTTTTAGACCTCAAACAGGTTAAAAAATTTCAAGAATCAATTGATGGCGGCGATCCTGAAATTATTAAACAGGATTATTTAGTAGTAGATGATATTGATAAATTATCTTCTCTTTTCGCTATGTTCCGTGCATTGAATATTGATATGCTGTCTGTGGACTGCGAATGGGGAGGTAGAACTTATTTAGATGGTAAATTAAGATCTATACAGTTTTGTTGGGCGCCAGGTAAGGCAGCTTATATTAAGTTCTACGACCAGAGGGGCGATTGGTGCTTCGGAACTACTACATGGTCTGATCTACGAGATTTATTTCAGGAGCTGAAAGATATGCGCTGGATAGGCCATAATGTCTGCGCAGATTTTGTTTGGATGGAACATGTTCTAGGTTTAAATACATATCAAAAATGTATATTTGATACTATGTATGCTGAGAGCGTAATAGATGAATATGCAGATCAGAAATTAGAGAGGTTGGCTCTTAAATATACAGATCTGGGTCGTTACGATGTGGAACTTAGTATATGGAAAAAAATAAATAAATCCGCAAGAGCTAAGAAACTATTAGCTGATGATGATGAGGATGAAGCTCAAATATTCGAAACTAATGAAGATGAAGGTTACGCCTCAGTTCCAGACGATATTCTAATACCGTACGCTTGTAAGGATGTGGATACCGTCTTTCGTGCCTATCCGATTTTAAAAGAAAAACTTAGGAAATGTGAAATAGAGTCTTACTATTATGGTATATTACTTCCTTTTGTTTCAGATGCATTCACAAGCATGATAATGACCGGGCTGCCAATAGACAAAGATTACTTAGTTAAATTGGGCTCAGATTTTGAACAAGTATTTCACCAACTACAAATCGATATACGAGAAAGAATGGTTGTTCAGGCTAAGCGCATACTATTTGAATGTTTATGGCAGAACGTTACTGGCGAGGAAGAAGTGACGGAATTATATAATAATGTTATTAGACTCTTTGAGACAGACGAAGTTAATAATTTTAAAGAGGCCTGGACTTGCGTAAAACAGAGTGTTGGGCCAAACGCAGCACCTGAGGCTAAGGAAGTTTTAGAGCATCTTTGGATTAGCCCCTCATTCAATATACGAAGTAATATTCATATGGTGCGCTGGTTGTATTGTGCTTTAAAGTTAAATCCTATTAAAACAACAAAAGGTGCTAATGGTATGTCTATCTCGTGGGATAAAGTTTTAGACTTACCCAAGGAGCAGCAATCTAATTATAAACCAGCAGCAGATAAACAAACACTGCAGATCTTAGAGTATGAGGATCCTTTGGTGTCACGTGTTTTGCAGTTAAATTCGGTTGGTAATTTAATTAAAGGATTTCTAGCTAAAAAAGGAAGTTCATCTAAAAATGCTTTGATAAACTGGATACAATCAGACGGTAAGCTACATTGTAATTATTCATGTACTGAAACAGGGAGACCTAGAAGTTGGAAACCCAATGTATTAAACTATCCGAAACGAGTTACAAAATGGATACAAGATGCTTTTGAAGAGATGGACTTAGGATCTCCAGGTAGCGTTAGGTCCTGTACCTATGCTGGTGCTGATTGGTGTTTTGTTGATGCGGATTTAGATACTGCAGAGGTTGTAAGCTTAGCTTTCATATCAGGCGACGAGGGTATGATTGAAATGTGTAGAGCGGAGGACGCTCAATTTTTATTGGTGGATGCAGCTAAAGCTAAGAAATTAGATATTCCTGTTTTTTTAAGCAAAGGAATTGCCATGGTACGAGTTCAGTGGATTAACGATTACACATCTATAACATCTGAATCCATGGCTAGTATGCCACTATGTGATGATTATAGTAAAATTTTATTAAATGGTGAAAAAATGAGTCCTGTGCGAGATATGCACTGGGAGATGGCTGAGGCTATGCAGAACAAACCTAGGGAGTTACTTGATGAAGATTTAGATCGAGGTGCTGGTAAGGTTGGAATGTTCTCTATACCGTATGGAGCTCAAAGTCATTTATTAGAGCGTGAGATTGAAACCCTTACTGGAGTAAAGCCAGAGGAGGGAATTGGTCTAAAGTTAATAGAGGCTTATAAACAAAAGTTCCCTAAAGCTAATGCTTTTCTTGAAAAGCAGGAATTGATTGTTGAAAATCCAGGATACTATAGAACTATTTCTGGTAGAGTCAGACACTTTCATGTTAATTTAATTTCTGAAGACATAACATCTGGGTGGGGTAAGAAAAGTCTTATCTCGCCTCTAACACGTGAGTCTCGAAATTATCCTATGCAGGAAATGGTGGCTGCGACAATGATGAGAGCCCAGGTTTCATTATTAAACGCATTTATTGATGCGGGTATGAAAGCTAGGCCGATGATAATGTTATATGATGCATTAGTTGTTCACTGTCCGGAAGATGAGCGATGGCAAGTTGATGATATGATGAAGGAACATTTAAGCGTAAAAACGTTTTGGATGGTTCATAATCGAAAATTAAACTTTACAATCGACTCAAATTTCTCAAAAAGATGGGGAGCAAAACTTACCAAAGAAGAACATAAAAGGCTTTATGCCAAATAAACTAAAAATAAACTAAAAAAAAGGAATATAAGAAAATGTTAAAAGGCGGATCAGAAAGTGAAGTAAAAGATAGTTATACTCATGGGTTTTTTCATGAGGGAGTAGATAGTTATGTAATCAGGGCGTCACAGCCTATCGAACTGCGCATATTACCAGCATTCGACACGAACCTAAAATCTGGATCGGATGAATTCCTAGAAAGTACTGTACCGTACAGGGATAGAAGTTTACCTGAGGATTATTATACAAAATCTCCAGGATTTTCATCATTCTATTATCCTGTAGCTGGTTATACGTTTTATGGTAATAATAAACTTTCGTGGCTTTGCCCATTAACGGGCGGCTCGACAAATAGACAAGGGATTTGCCCAGCAGCAGATGTATATAAATATTGCTTTAAAAATGAAGATGCTGCTTTGCATGCTTTGACAGTAAGCAAAAGTAAAACGGATCGTGCCATGGTAGTTCGCACTCGTGTATTTGGGTTGTTGAATTGTTACATGAAAGACCCGCGCACAAACGAAGCCGGAAATAAGATTCTTATCATAACACAAGCATCTTTAAACCAATTAAAGAAACGTTTATCGACAAGAGCAGGACGAGAAGATCCTATAATTACTGAAGACTTCAAAGAGTTTCTTTTTGGAGATATCACAGATATGAAAACTGGCTCTATAGCTATGATTAGAGAGACTCATATAGAAGATAATCCATCTTTAAAATTCGCTGGCGTTTTCTTTAGCGAGAAAGATGGATATTTGGACGGCAGAAAAGCTGATGTTCTTGATCCTAAGAAAAAGGAAGTAAAGGAAATACTTAGGGGTAGGTACAACATAGCAGATGATGAGTCTATTACTAATATTCGTAGTTATGACGAGATTCTTGAGATGATAGTATCAGATGGTGCAATCCCATATAATATAATTGAACGTGCGTGCAGTCGCTATGCGGAAAACGGTATACCTTCAGCGCCTAAGGGTGTTGTCGCAGTAACGCCAGTAATTCAGGAGGTGTCTCCTCCAGAAGAAGTACAGCAAACGCCTGTAGTAGAGGAAGATGCTATTGTGGAAACTCCCACAGAGTCTAATGAGGATGAGGCAGAAAATGCTCCTCAGGTAGCAGTAGAGGCTCCTCAAGCTAGTACTAAGTTAGACCCCAAAGATGAAAAGCGTTTTTGGGATCTACATAAGCGTTACGAGGAAAATCACGCTGAGATGACCGGCGAAGATTTGTCTGACTACTTCACTCTTCGTATAAAGAGCGGAGTTCAGGTTTAGATTAAAACAAACAACTAGGCTAGTATTACCACCCCCCATCCAAGGGGGGTGGTAATTAGTCTTGTTACAACTGAGGATTTAATTAATGCCAAAAAAGAATACTAAGGCTACGGTTAAAACATTTGATCTCTTATCTGACGACAATCATGCTGATCAAGTTAGAGAGACAATGCTTACCATAGCATCTAAGAATAAAAAAGTTACAGGAGTTGAATTATATAGTAATGCTACAAAACCCTATGTGGAGTTGAAAAATAACATACTTTTCCAGCAAGCTATTGGAATGCGTGGAATACCACACGGGACTTTGATTGAAATAATCGGACAAGATGGTATAGGTAAAACTTCATTAATATGGACCATAGCAGGTTATGCTATGTTACAAAATTCACCATTTTTTCTGGTTGAGTCTGAGGCTAAACCTATGGATAAAAATCGCGTGATGAGGTGCTTGTCAGATAATAGAGAATTGTCACAAAAAATGGTAGATCGCGTACTTGTGTCTAAATGCATTTCTATACTAGATGCTGTAGATGAGATAGAAAATTGGGTAGTAGCGCAGCGTGATACAATAGGCGTTCCATTAGAAACTCCTTTATTCTGCGCTATCGATACTTTTTCTAAACTAATGGCACCTAAGGAAGCAGAAGGTCGCGGATTTTATGAGGGAGTCAAGGGAGCTAAAAAAGCTAAAACTCTTGAAGAACTAGGTACAGGTTCGAATTTTGAACATGCTAAATATGCTCAAAAATGGTGTAGAACATTACCTGCCTGGTTAAGTAAATATAATGTAATATTGTTCATAGTAAGCCATCAAAATCAAAAAATAGATATGGGGTTCGGTGGAGGTTCGTTCTCTAGCGATGCATTTAATCGCACAAAAATTGGAGGTAACGCTTTTAATCAAAATGCTGCTCTTCAGCTTATTCTTACACGAGAAGGGTTTCTTCTTCAAAATGGCGAGAAAGTAGGTACAAAGGTTAAAGCTACAATCTCTAAAAATAGTTATGGACCTGAGGGTGGTATTATCCGGTATGAATTAGTATCTAGACCTTGGTTGGATGACGGCGATAATTACCAGCAACCGTCTTTGTATTTCGATAATACTACAGCAGATTGGTTTGCTCAAAATAATATCCTAAACGCACGTGTAGAAAGAAAACGTTATACATGTGAGGCATTGGAAGCTACCGCAGTTAAGGCAGATGAATTTTGTAAAAAATTATACGCAAACCCTGATTTAGTTTCAAGCCTGGGTACAGAGCGTCAAATATTGGGTTATCCTGTATTTGATTCAAGTGCGGACTATGAGGTAATAGGAGACGATGAATTATTAATTGAAGAGGATATTGATAAAGATGAGTAAACTTACAGTAAATCAATTGAGTCGTATGTTTACCAAGGCTTTTGGACTTAAAAAATTCTTAGCTTGTAATAATCATAATGATATCTTGGAGATATTATTCCAAGAAGTTGATAGGTTTAACGCGCCTTGTGACGTTTATGATATATTTGTATTTAACGAGCGTATACCTATTTACACAGATTTAAATAATCCTTCTTCTAGCATTCGACAGTCTTTATATGATCGCCCCGGAGAGGTTGTTCTTGTAGCAGACTCTTTTATGATGGGTTTCGACGGTCTTCATTTAATTACGTTAACTCCTTCCTTTTTGACAATTAATGATTGGCTTCAAAAATCCCAACAAGGAAAACATGAAATGTACATTCGTAGTATCGGATCAGAAGATATAAGTTTAGTTAGCAAATTAAGATCATTTATAGCATCGTAATGATTAAACAATGGAATCCTAGATTTGGATTCTATATGCCCATAAAAAGTAATAGGCATGTAAAGCCTATAAATAAAGTTACTCGTAATGACTATAGTAGGCATATAGGTCCTGTACCTTTAATAGAATTGTGGTCCGACGATGATAATTTAATTCAGTCAGACAAAGTAGATTTAATTTTAGAATTTGGAATACGCGCAACTGACGTACGAAATCCCAGGTTCGGAGATATGGTAGCAATGGTTGATTATCAAAATTTTAGTTTATATAAGCATTATATTTACCATAAAGGATTTACCTCAAATACAGATAAATACATATATTCAATAGAAAGCAGTAGAAGGTATCCCAAAAAATATATATGCCCAGGTAATGCTACGCATTTATTTGTGCGCGATATAATCCTAGAGGGGAAAGAGAAAAATGAGAAATAATATACTATGTAAGGCTACATATGAAAGAGGTGCATCTAATCTACCTAGAATTTTGAAAGAAATGGGTTTTGAAAGTTTAAGGCCGGGGCAATCTGATGCTGTACATAACATACTAGGTAAGAGAGACACACTATGTTTTATGCCAACTGCATTTGGTAAGTCTGCTATATACCAAATACCCACTCTATGTCTTGGGTGGAAAACTTTGGTTTTTAGTCCATTGTTATCTTTAATGCAGGACCAAGTTGAGTCCCTACAGAATAAAGGATTTCAAGCCGGCCAGGTATCTAGTAATCAAGGCGCAGCAGAGAATAGTTTAACTATGTCAGACTGGGAGATGGGAGAACTTAGTTTCCTTTTTGTAGCTCCGGAAAAATTATCTAATGACAGGTTTGTGCGTTCCATGACGAAGGTACGTCCTGATTTTATAGTAGTTGATGAGGCTCATTGTATTTCATCTTGGGGTGATACTTTTAGACCTAGTTATCAAAATATAGGTTTATTCGTAGAGCTTATGAATCCTTCTGTCGTACTCGCGATGACTGCTACTAAAACTCATGAAGTAGAGTCTGATGTGAAGCAAAAACTGTCGATTGCTGGTTGTTCAAAAGTTGATTATTTTCCCAGGCGTGAAAATTTAATTTATAGTTCTGAAGCATTTCAGCTAACTAAGTTTTTAAGGTCTGTAAATAATGCCATTGGCTCTGTAATTGTATACTGTGCAAGTATACGCGAAGTAGAGGAGATATATAATTTAACAAAAACAAATATTATTGGTGGTGCTCTATTGTATCATGGTGAAATGCAATCTGGTAAACGCGTGTCAAATCAATCTATGTTTATGTCTAATAGAGTTCGAGTAATGTTTGCTACGAAAGCTTTTGGTATGGGTATAGACAAGTCAGATATAAGGACAATAATTCATAAGGGATATACATCTTCGCTCGAAGATTATGCCCAAGAAACTGGTAGGGCAGGTCGTGATGGTAAAGAATCTAAATGCATACTTATGTATGATTCAAAGTCAATGGATGTGCAGCACTGGTTTATAGATAGTAAATTTCCAAATAAAGCAATGTTCAGTCGCGTGTATAGGCATTTAAACTTAAAGAAAGATAGAAATGATTATGCATATATAAGTAATAAATCTATAGGTGATGCTTTAGGCGTACATGGCGCTGTAATAGGTTCCTGCATTAATGTTATGAACCAGGCTGGAGTTATAGAAAAAAAAGTTTTATCTAGAAAATTATTTAAAGCCAAGATACTCAAAGAACATATTAATGAGAAATATCAAAACATAATTTCAGCAATAGAGGATCTAGGCGTGCCCTCAGAGTCTGATTCTGGGTTTTATGAAGTCGATATTGACTACGTAGCTTCTACCCAAAATATCAAGACACCAACATTACGTAATAAATTAAAAGAATTAAATAAAGAAGGTTATATTATATTTATACCACCCTTCAGAGGAAGTCCTGTTAAAATAGTGGGAACTTTAAGCTTGATTAGTTTCGAAACTTTAGAGAGAAAGGCTGAATCTGAACGTCAAAAATTAGGTACTGTACAAAATTATATTAATTGCCCGGACACTAATAAACAGGAATTTTTACATAATTATTTTGATGAATCCTGACACAAAGAAAGAACTAATTGAGCTTTTAGGTGAAATGTCAAAAAACCCTAAAATTTTAAATTTACCACCGCCTCCACCAATTATGGATGCGGATAGTTCTCTTTGGTATCATAAAAAACAAGTTAAATGTGCCTGCGGTCAAAAAACACTATCCATGGATGAGTGTCGCATCGTTAAAACCGGGTATATATCGGCCCTAGATACTGTGTGTAGCGAGTGCTTTAAAGATGTTAAGGATACTTGTCCTATTGTATGTATACCGTGTAAGAAAGTAACTGCTAGATTGGAGCCAAATAAGGATAAAGATGGATTTGAATATGAACGAGGTAAAGCCTACCACATAGATGCATGTCCTACTTGTGATCCAAATATTAACTCCTCAATGGTAGTTGAAAAGATAATCTACAACAAAGAAAGAAAAAAATTATGACTATAAGTACAATACTGTGTGTGCTTTTTGGGTTCTTCTTAGGACTTTTACTATGCAAGCATAATATTACTGATTTCGATAAAGCCAAAACTCCTTTTAAAAATTTATTTAAATGGATTACTGGTTTATTTACCAACAAGGAAAAATCAAATGCCGAAACAAAAGAAAACAACGAAAAAAGATAAAAATTTAGCTGTAATTGACAGACCGCAGTTATCAAAGGCAGAAGCTCAGTCTATAAGACTGCCAAATGCTGAGGAGGTTTCAAAGGATAAGTATGTGTTTAGTATGGGTTACGTAGCACCTAGTGGCGAGCTAAAGATCAAAAAATGCACTCAAAAAGTTTGGAAAGAAATAAATTCTGAGGAGTTGTTCAAAAAATTTAGATATAATTTTGATATCTTCACCGATGAAAATGATGTAGTACAGCATATTAATGCCAGGGCTAAAGCAGAATTTCTACCACCTGGTTTCGACATAACAGATATAAAATCTGAATTGGAGGATAAAGAAGTTAAGCATCTTGAGATTGTAAAAGACGCTACTGATACACTACGCGTGATGAGATCTCCATCCTCATGCTCTAGGCCGACTGAAGACGAGATATTAACTGGCGTACAGGATTTAGAGAGTATCTCAAGTGGGGATTATATTAATGGTAAATATAGGGTAGAGGAAATCCGGGAAAAGAGTGGTGCAACAACCTATTATATAGATTCTACCTTTCAGGAATAGTTAGTGTCTTTGTGTTATATATATTTAGACACCGTAATTTATACGTAAAAAAAATACATGAATATAAATGACTATAAAACAAAAAAATATAAAATTAATTAAAAGAGCAGCAAGCGTAGTAGATGGAAAAGGTAATCACATAACAGAGCCGTATATTATAACGGAAAAATCATGTGCACAATTAGTAACTATTAATATTGAATTAGATTATATTTCGGGTGAGGAGCAGGGAGTTCCACCAAAGTTTCAGCTATATTTAGAGGGATTAGAAAACAGCCCATTAAATTTAGAGCAACCCGTAACCACGATGGCGTATAAAGAATTGGAGAGTACCATTGCCAATCATTCTGGACATTATTTAGATCCAAGACGGTCTTATATTAGTACATCTTTGATACGGCCATATGGGGTGGGCATACATCCTGGAGACGTAATAAAGCGTTCAATAAGACTGGCTGAGGTAAAAAATTTATTTCTCATGCAATTCCCTGAAATGCTTAGAGAACCTAAATTTCATAATAAAATAACGGAAAACTCAAATCAGCCAGTGACGTTTACCAGAAAGAAAAGGTTTGAAAGGGCATTTTCTGAGGAGTTTGAGTTGCCTATATTTGTAGAGTCAAGTCTCTGTGATATAGTGGCACGCAAGAATGGCGCAGAGTTACCTCCAATAGTGGAGTATTCTAGTTTCTTAAAATCAGCTTTTCCTCATAGAAAAATTAAGGTAAAAAATGAAGGTCGTAGACTTAACAAAAACGACGAGCTGGAGTATGTAATAAATGATATCCCAGCTCAAGGTACCGATCATTTTCATGTGATAGAGCGTGAGTATGCTACTGCCTTAGGTCGTGATGTTAGTCTAGTATAAGTTAAGTATATAAAAAATGGGTCATATGATCCATTTTTTTAACTATCTGTAAAATTATGAAATTAAAAACAAATGATGCCGATGTAGAATATCAGAAATGTGATCTAACTCCAATGGTCACAATGGTAGCAGTTGACGAGTTTGGAGGTATTAAGCTTCTCGAGCATGTGGGGGAGGACAACTTAGCGCGTTTTTTGAGTCTTGCCTCTCAGCTAGAAGATAATCCAATAGTCTCTGATTGCTTCCTGTTGGATTGTATAGGACAGGAGATATATACGTTGGATTCTTATGATTATCTTAAGAGTATTTCTGGATTCTTTCTAAGTAGTGGTCACGTTTCAGATCTAATTAATGCCTGCGCTAAGGACGGATTGAAATTTACATTCATAGTTTCCTATTGACAGGAGCTCTACTACATGAATAATCGAAGACAACAATTAACCTTAATATAGTTATGTCCGATCAAATTACCAAAGAACAAGAAGTAGAGATTCAACAGCGTTATAAGAAAGCTCACTACAAGGGCTGGCTTAACCAACAAATAGTTGGCGGAGGTAAAACTTTTGAAGAAGCTCAAGAAAGTTTTAACAAAAACGATGTTATTGCTGGTAAGTATCTAGAAAAGCTCTCTAGTATTCACAATACTATTTTGGAGCAAGCTAAAGAATTATCTAAATCTAAGTAAGAGATTACTTAGATTGCTCGACAAACGCGGGGAACGCTACCTCCCTGCGTTTGTTATGCCCAAATTTCGGTCATGATATTTTTTGATATATAAGCTTGACCAAGCCCTCAAAATAAGTCTTTCTGGTGACTTATGGAGGCTGAAAATTTAGAGGCCGAAAAATTTAGAGAAAAGGTTATTAGCCTTTTAAGTGCATGCTATGCTTCCAGCAAGTTTGTAACTAAACAAGAATTTGCACAAGATTTGGGGACAAACTATCTACAATTATATCGCTGGATGGAGGGTAAGACAATACCTCGTAAAGAATCTTTAAAGAAAATTTGTGATGTATGTCATGTTGATTTTTTAACATTTATGTCTCTCGAATCCGGAGGAGAATTTCCCCATAAAATTTTAAATTTAGCTAATTTAACGAAAGCTTATATTAAAGCTGATGTGAGTGGGGATTGCGCAGACGGTGAGTTAATAATAGCTCTAGCTTCAACAATTGTATATACACAACTTTTATATTTAGGTGCTAATCTAACTATAGAGACTGAGTGCATGTCTACCCCACAGCGAGCTGTGACGGCATTACCTACCACACGTGGCAGTATAAGTTTTCTTGATCCTCAATTATTTGACTTACATATAGTTATATACGGCAGTACTAGCGGGTTAAACATTAAATGTTATTCCGACGTAAGTTCTTCTGATATATATGTAGCTTCTTTGACAACAGAGGATGTAAGTAGATTAGGTTTATTGATTAAAGATAATTACTTAAAAAATAAATGACTATAGATAAAAAAACACCCACCAAAGTTTTAGATCACTTTAGAAAAATGCAGAATTTAATGGAACAAGATGTAGATGACGCTGAAGTAGATTTATCTCCAGTGCAGGAGGACGACATCGACATTAATGCGTTAAAGCCATCTTATGTTAATCCCGAACCTCCTGAGTCTAAGCGTCTGTACAGATTGACTATGGAGCATAATTTGTATAAGGTTTCTTTCATGGTGCATGACATTTCAGTAGCTGATTATCAATTAGCAGTTAGAGTACCTAAAGGAGATTTTAGATTTGAACCACAGCCTAATTCTAGATTCTCAATCGATTGTATGGGAAAAAATTATTCTGTAGTATATCTGGGCGGATTATTTGATTTCCCAAGCGATGATTCTTGGAGCCTAACATTCATGATGGACAATGACGATACCTGGACACAATCCTCCTGAGACTGTTTATTCTTCTAAGGGGAAAAGAGTCCTCTTCATTTGCACCGGTAATTTTTTTAGGAGTAGATATGCTGAGGCTCATTTCAATTGCATGTGCGATTGGAATAAATGCTCACACTATGCTGTAAGTGCGGGTGTTACCATAGATCCTCAAATAGGCCCTATTTCCACCTACTCATTATATCGTATGGTAGAGCGAGGTATAGACGCCAAATTCGCCTCTCCTTACGCTAAGCGTCTTTACAAAGGAGACATAGAGGAAGCGGATATTGCACTTTGCATGTACGAGAAAGAACATAAACCTATGATGAAATTGTTCTTCGAGGATATAGAGAATAAGATTGTTTATTTCAACATACCTGATATAAATGAGAATTCACCAAACAAATCTTTAGATATGGTTGAAACTGAAGTAAATAATCTATTTAATACAATACATGATAAAAAATGGTCAGGTCGAGATAGGTAAAACTCCTTCGGAAGTTTCTGGTAAGCAAAGTTTTAAGATTGAGAAAGGTGTAGCTCTCTCCTACAATGAGAAGCATGAAGATCTTATTGAGAAGATAGCTTGCTCCATGAAGTGTAAGTGTCTAGATCGTGCAATAGCAAAAAGGGAGAAGAAGGAAGATGCATAGCGCAGATCTAGACCATATGTTTGGATCATCATCCGCCAAATTCGATGATCCATTTATGCTACCCTCGAGTCAGCATATGCCGGAGGACTTGGCTTCATCTTTAGATTTTTGTTTATTTTTATACTATTTAAACCCACAATATAGAAGAGCTTCTTCTCGTGTAATACGGCACTTCATTACAGATTTTGAATATCCAGGAGATGGCGCAGGTAATGAGAAAGATAAATTAGATGACTATCTTACTTACCAATTACGGTTACCTCAAGCTATGGCGGAGATGGGTGACGAGTGGGCTTGCTATGGTAATGCCTTCTATAGAATACATTTTCCTTTTGATAGATATTTAATAGATAAACGTCATAATGCAGAGTATTCATTGACCATGTTTGGGTCTGATCTTAAATTTGATTTAAAGAAGCTTCACTATGATGTTCCGGATCCTAAGAATCCTAAAAAAAGAGTAAAACTACCATTCAGAGATAGGATGTCTTTGGATAGAGATAAAATTAAACTTCGTAAGATAAATCCAAGATCTATTGTAATTCGACACAATATGATATCAGGTACCAACGAATATATTTACAGATTTGAGAAGGAATTACTATCCGATGTCAAATCTAGTAAACTTCACATAGTTAATGAAATTCCCATGGATATGCTCGACGCTATGCGTGACGAGAAAGATTTTCTTTTTTATGAGGATGAGATTTTTCATTTCAAATCACCAACCATATCAGGAATAAGTAATCAAGGTTGGGGCCTACCTGAGACTATAGCTAATTATAGATCTCTACATCAACTTCAGGTCTATCGAAAAATAGATGAATGTGTGGGTTTAGATTATATGGTACCATTTAGGCTTTTCCATCCTGAGGTTAAAGACACTGAAAGTTCTGTTGTTAAGAATCTTATTTTATCTCAGTGGCGTACCCAGATAGAGACAATTATTAAGAATAGAAGGAAAGATAAGTTTGCTATTCATGCTTTACCCTTTCCAGTTAAATATGAGGAATTTGGAGCACAAGGTAAGGAATTAGCGCCAAAGGATCTGGTAGAGTATCAGACAAATGCCATGTTGGACGGTATGGGTTATCCGGCTGAGTTATTCAAAGGTTCTCTTACCATACAACAAGTACCTACATCTGTTCGTTTATTTGAGAATAGCTTTATGTTTATTCACCTTGGCTTTACTCAATTTGCTCAGTGGATTTCCTCTAAAATATCGCGTTACTTGGGCGAGGAGTTTATTTCCGTTAGTTTGTCTAAACCTAGTCTTGCTGACAACATTGACCGCCAGAATATCATCATGCAGCTTTCCTCTGCTGGTGAAATTTCCCGCAAAAAGGCTTACAGCTTCTTGGGTATCGATGATCCTGTTGAGGAGAAGAGAGACCGCCTCGAAGAAGATATGGAGATTCAAAAAATCCAGCAACTCAAGGGAGAGGAATTACAAAGAGAAATGGAAGCTGGCTCTATTGACCAACAATTGGATGCTCAGGCTCAGGCACAGCAAGAAGGGCAAGCAGGTGGATCTCCTCCAGGTGGTATGCCACAAGGCGGCGGCGGTGGAACTTCCCCACTAGACGTACAGGATCAAGCAAGGCAGACTGCGGAACAATTACTAGCTATGCCTGAAGGACCTAGGCGCAAAGAACTTATGGCACTCAAAGCATCCAATCCAAATATGCATGCAGCCGTTAAACAATTTATGGAAGAAATGAGATCTCAGGCTGGCTCTGAGGGCGTACAAAATATGTATCAATCTATGCAAGGTGGATGACAATGAATAACATAGAAAAAAATAATATAGTAGAGAGTATAATGGAAAAGCAGGCTATGGGTTTGGTTGGGGGTGTTGCACGAGGGCTTAATATGGCCGCACGCAAGCTGCCCGGAAGAATAATGCGCAACCCTAAAAAGAGTCTTGCTGCTGGGGCTACTGCTGCGGGCGGCGGGTTGCTTGCGGCGTTGCCGCCAGGGAGCTTGGTCGAAAGTCCGGATTTGGGGAGGAGGCAACAAGGAACAAGCCTGGAAGGACAATTAAGGAGGTGGAGAGAAGACCTACAGCCGGACTATGATCCGGACACTATGGGTCTTTTCGAGTCTGTAGGAGGAGAAGGTACCTATCAACATAGCCCCACAACATTTGGTCGAGGTAATGACTCTCCCATTAGAAACCCCTATACTGATCCCACAGACGAAACCGGGTCCTACAAAAATTGGGATCGATCTAGGCTGATTGAGCGATCAGATGGATACTCACCGTCAAATTAAGTGGAGGGCAATAAATTATGAAAATAAACAAATTTAAAGAAATCGTTAAAAAAGCTAGTGTGCAATGTGATGTTGTGCAAGATAAGGAAGAAAAATCTTCTCCGGCTTCTAATTATGATCATAAAGATCTTTTTAGGAATCCAGTCAAAAAAGCCAACAATGACTCCGGTAAAGAGGTGAAGTCCAAAGAGGATCCAGACAATAGTCCTAAAGGACTTCCTGAACGTCCTACTAATACCGACGCAGAAGGGGATACCTCAGACACAGGCAAGATAGAAGTACCGGACCAATCAGAGGATGCTGTAACTGGTAATGGTGACGGCGCAGAGTACTAATAATGTCTGAGAAGTCTGCAAATTTACCAGCTTTATCCCTCTTGCTTGCAGGAGGAGGAATGGCTTATGGCGGCGCTAAATATTTAGACCACAAACAAAGAACAACGGAAGGTGGGTCTAAATATGTAGCACCTAGGAAGACTGAAAGTTTAATTCCAGATCCAAATGATCCAAATGATTCTTCCTTTATTGCTAATGCCCAGGCAATGATAGATAAGTCTCCTGCTGGAACACAGGAAGCGAGTGCTAGTCATCATCTTGGACGGGGTGTAAGAAAATATCTCCTAAACCCGGCAGTAAGACCCGGTATGGATACATTACGTCAAGGCGGGCCTTTAAGTGGTGCTGCCCTTGGAGGTTTAGCAGGACTACCCATAGGGGCTTTATTAGGCCTATGGAGAGGAGGCTTATCAGGAATCCTACCTGGCGCCTTAAAGGGAGGTCTTGCCGGAAGTTTAGGCTTAGGCTTGCTAACCGCCTTAGGACATAGAGGCAGTGGTAAAACTTGGGGTTTTGATAAAAAGTTTAAAAATCCTTTAACTAATTATAGTGATTATTTTAAAGATCCAGAATCCTATTTAATGGGACCTGACCCCTCTAAAATTATACGTAGACGTTATACTAAGAACAATGAAAAGGATCTTCATCCTCTGCTCCAGACTCCTATGTATACGCCAGGCCAGCATGAGAAACCTTGGTGGGATTTTCTTTCATCTGAAAAAAATGCTTCTTTTATTAAAAATGCTAGCCCATGGGGGTCCGGAGCTGGATCTACGGCCATGCCTTTAACTAGTATTTATTCCTCTCCGATAAGTTTTACGCAAAAAGCAGGTTTAGCTGCTGAAATGGATAATCTCTCACCTCCGCAAAGATCAACTTTAATGCGACTACTACAAGGTGCTACAGGCGCTGCAGCTACTTATATTATAGCAAAATACTTGCTTGGCCTTGGGAAAAAGACTACACTTATGTCTGTGATTTTAGGAGGCTTAGGATCATATAACTATAGATAAAATATGAATGCAAAAGAATTAGGAATATTTAGTGGGTGCTTAGATCTTGGAGTAGATTATTCGGAGTTCAATAAATATGCGGGGTTTGTATCTGCTATTGAATCAAGTTCCGAATCTAAAAAACATGCTGCTATAGTAACAAACTCATATTTAAAAATATTGAATAATTTAGGACTTCAAAATGAATCTGTATATCCAATTATCAAAGCTGCAGTTTATAAAGCTAAACACGATGCTTGGGATAGTAGATGCGACGCTGTAGCAGATGGTATTTATGATACTATAGGTAGATTTTCAAATTTCTCAAAAATCGCAGGTCTTGCCGATGCAGCAGGTTTGGGAATCAAAGGCGTCATGGCAACAAGCGCATTAGCTGGCATGGGTGCTGGTGCACTCTACTGGACGTTAAAAAGAGATTCTCAAGAGGAGTCTGTGCCCAATGAAAAATTACGAGCACAAATTGATTATTATAGAAATTTATCTAAAGATGTAGAAGGCTCCATTGAACGTAGAATGAAATCTACTGCAGCCCAAAATAAAGATGTAGATGTCGGATAGCGTACTAAGAGATGGTTATAATTTAGGTAGAGGAGTGTCTAGATCTGCCGAACATGAAACTGGAATGCCTAGTTTTATAGGACTGCAAACATCAAGTGATGCTGTCTCAGGCGTGAAAGAACTTGATGAGATTTTTGACAACACACAGGAATCTAAGTATACATGGGTTGAGGAATGCCCAGTATCCGGCTCATTTCAGATACAGGAAATGTGGAAACGTGGCGAAACAGAAACTTTTATTCTTAGTTTTGATCGAGAAAATGATTTAACTACTTATTCTGAAATTCTTAATAAATCTGCGCAGGAGGATCCTTCCCTTCTTATACTTGACGAGCAAAAGCAGTTCTGCCAGGATATGGAGAATTGGAAAGTACTTATAATTACGACCAAAATTTTGTACAAAAAAATAATAAAGTGAATAAAGAAGCTATAAATTTAGATAAAATAGGTCCTTTAATGGGAGGTAGTTTGCTTCTAGGTGGGGGCGTTGCATCAGCAGTAGCTCTATATAAGTTAATGAATCGTCTCAATGAGAATAGACGGAAAGAAGAATCTACATCTTATGATGATGACACCTTGTATCTAACATTACCTCAACCTGAAGAGGAGGAGCAAAAATCTGCTTCTTCTGTCGACGAATCATCTACCACTGGTCCATCTGATGTTTTGGTGGGTGGCCTTGGTGCTATATTATCTGCTTATTTAGGTTATAAGGGAGTAGACTCAATTTATAACTCCATACGGCAAAATCGACTTCAATCTGAATTAGATGAAGCTCAAAATATTTATTTAAAGAGACTTCAACAAACAAAGACAGCGGGAGTTAAAACTGCTTTTGGCAGTAACCTAGATAGGATGGGAGCTGCGACATTGGCAGTTCCATTGTTGATAGCACTAGGTACTGGTTTAGTTACTAATAGAATTTTGGATAAGGGATCGCCTAGTATTAAAAATAAGAAAACAAAAACTAATTTACGGAAAATAGTAATTAAAACTAAAAAACCTAAAAAATCTAAAAAGAAAAAAATTGAGAAAAAGGATGTTAAAGAGGAGTTGCCTGTAGAGCCTGTGGCATTGCCTGGGAAAACACCACAACTTCCTACTGAGGATGTATCGCCTTCTGATGTTGAAAATTTAATACATCTTTCCTTAGCCAAACAAAGTAAAGATTCCGGACTTAATGATTTAATCAACAAAGTGGCATCTGACGGTGTGGAGTCTATTAAAAATAATTTTATTGATTTTGGTCTTTTTACTACCTTTGATATGGTAAAAAATTCTTCCTCAATGGATAAAGAATCTAGAGCACGGGCTATTAAAGTACTGTCTAATGATTCAATCTTACAAGACTCAGTTGCGCTGTATGTAGCATCTGAATACTATGATATGACGCCCACTTTATGTAAGAATGCTCGAACAATATCAAACCTTGATGCCGATGCTTTGGTTGATTTTAGTAGAGAATCATTACTTGATGTTGGTCGAACTAAGAAAGCGGTAGCAGGTACTTTACTAACACATTATCTAAATAAGGAATTATCATCATCCAAAGAGGACGAGGAAGAGGATCAATCACACGATAGAGGTTTGCAACTTGGGGCCAGTGAAGATTCGGAATCTCTTAAGAGCCCAGATGAACCGCCAACACAAATAGATGGCGTACACGTAGATGCTGCTGATGGTAATGCTGAGGACTTTTTAAATAAATATCAGGACATAATAGACGCTGCTCTTGACGTGAAATAAAGCACTCTTACGTGCTATATATACATGTCTAGTGTACTATTTATTATTTTTTAATTATCAAAAGACACTGGCATAAATATAAAGTTTCCGACTCAACTAAAAGAACAGTTGACGGAATTGTATTTGCATCGCGATTAGAATCGCGAGTGTATTTATATTTAAAAAAAGTAATTGGAAAAGAAAATTTTACTCTTCAGCCCGAATTTGTACTTCAAGACAAATTTAGGCTAGATGGAAAAGCTATACGAGCTATAAAATATGTAGCCGATTTTTTAGTTAAGGATGGCGATAATGATATTGTTGTAGACGCTAAAGGTATGACTACTCCTGTATTTAAATTAAAGGAAAAATTATTTAAATATAAATTCAGGAAATCTATAGTCTTATTAAAAACTAAAAAAGATATGCGTGCATTTGCATTAAGTTTAAAACACATAAAATTAAAAATACCATTGGAGGAATTATAGTGGCGACAAAGCTGTCTCGAGAAATAATAAGAGAAACAACTATAGAAGCAAACGGAAGAAAATTACTAGTATATCTAAATCCAAAACAAGAAATTGGATTTAAATTTAAAGGACTCAAACATGAGCCCTTTTTTTTTAATCTAATTTCTGTGTATAATCAATTAATGGATATAGAATTAGTTGATGAGTCCAATATTTCTAATGACGTAGAAGAGAAAGAAGAGAATGTAAGCACCGATGTTAAAAGTTGCGTGCAGGCTATATTAAAAGATATTCAAGATAACGAAGTATTACCATATCCATATCAACGAGATTTGGTTAAATATTATCGTAAAAAAAATATATTATAAAATGAACGAAAATGAAAAAAGTTTTATAAAGTTAGCTGGTAGTATAAATTCAAATTGCTCAAAAGAGAGAGCACAGTTGTTACTAGAATTTATAACACAGGAGCGTATAAAAGAAGGTTTACTCGTATGTCCGGCCAGTTCAAGTAAATCGTATCATCATTGCTTTGAGGGTGGATTACTACACCACATTAATCAAATGATTAAGATAGCATTGTGTATGCGTGAGTGTGGTCAGCCCATAATTGATAGGATAACTACCGAAAACTTAGTTACGGTTATTGTATTACATGATCTTCACAAAATATGTGATCCTTACGGTAAATCGTATTATGTAACTAATTTACTTAAAAGCGGGAAAGCATCAGAATCAAAGCCCTTTAAAATTGCTGACAATTTTAATGATTTAAGTACTGCTATGAGCAAGTATGGCGATGCTATACTAGATTATTTTATGGAGCATTCTGACATTAAACCATCCGGCCATTTGTCTTTACTAACATTGATAAATTTTGGTATCAAATTATATAATGATCTTAGTGACGACGAGAAGCATGCAATAATTTATCATGGCGGCACTTACGAAGTGAGTAAGTTTGAACTACGCGGAAAAGAAAGTATGCTACAATTAGTATTACATTCTGCCGACATGCTCAGCAGTAGATTTCACGAAGATGAGTGGTAATCACTATCCATCACATAAATTAAGTGAATATTTTTTATTAAAAAAAGGGAAAGGTTCTTCCGCTGCTGCTAAAAAGAAATCTGAGCTTGTAGTATTATTTCAAATTTGGACTAAAAATAATCTCTATATTCTTTTAGAAGGTTCGGGTTATAGTATGTCTCCAAGCCTCAGCTATACTTTCCGTATGTATAAATGCCAAGGTATCGCTACAGGTAAAATGCGTAAAAAAGTACGTAAATATTTTAAACGTGGTTTTAAACGCACGCATCAAGACTGCACCTATATAACGGCCTTAGAGACTCTTAACGTACAAGCTGATACTAACGATAAGATAGCTAGTGGCGTAATACTAACTCAAATTGCTGAAAGTGAGCCACAACCTTATAAGGAGAAGATTATTAGTATACTATGAAGGTGAACCAAATATTAGACCAAACTGAATCTGATCTTCAGGATCCGATCAAAGTCTCAGGTTATGGCCTTGCTGATGCGCACGGAATAGAAACCTTAGTTTGGGATCCTGAAGAAGCGCATGCAGCTATATTAGGATTAAAGCAAAGAGGTTTATTAGGATTACGTGCTTCGCTTAATAGACATAGGCACGCTACATATTTTGAGCTACATAATGTTAATTATAATGATAAAGTTGTTATAGACAGGTTATTAAAGCTAGGCAAATATATGTCTGCTTTATTATATTTAAAAGGAACGTCTGAGGTGCATATACCTAAGGAATATATTGGCAGCTGGGATTTAATCCCCAATCCGGCAGTTGATCCATACCACCACGTAGGTGATGATGATAATGAGGATCAGATCGATGAAATTAATGAACTAGGACCTATAGGTCTCGAACATAATTAAACAATGGATGAAACTAATTTAAATGAGGCTAATATCAGTCTCGAATTACCTCCTCCTCCTAATGAGATTGAAATCTCTGAGGAGGATGTTACAGATGATGTAGTAGTAAATATAGAGGATGCAGTAAAATCCCCAATTGAAAAAGCTGGAAAATACCGTGGTTTTCAAGGTAGAGCTAAGCGAAAAGGATCTGCTTACTCCGCTGAGCATCGTTGGTCAGAATCTCAATATTCTATATATAAGCAATTATTTCTTATTGATTTTATTGCGGCACAGTCAGAAGCCTGGCATAACAGCGCACCTCCTGATGATGCACGCACGACTACGGATGTAGAGGAGGATTTTAATCCTTTTATAGATACTCCTACACCTCCTAGCTATCCTCCTGGTATGCTAGATAGGATATATACATTTGTAGACATGTTTGGAGGTTTAGGCATGTGGGCAGATAAGCACACAGGTCAGACATGTGCCGGATCTCCAATTTGCATATACAATACACTAGAGGAGTACAGGGTAGAGTATTATGGTATGGTATTTGAGCAAAATCGAAAACGTGCAGATGATTTGAAAAATATTCTATATAATCGTAGGCAGAGAGTTGATGTGTTCAATGAGGATAATCGACATTTTTGTAAAGAATACAATGATCGATTACAACCTAATCAAATAAGTTGGGCATCCCCAAGTTTACTTTATCTTGATTATACAAGACAGGCTAACTCAACTCATATACGAGAATTAACTACAAGTATGCCTCAGTCAGACGTATTAATTCATTACAATGCTGGTGCTTTTAAAAGAGCAATAAATAGTCCTCTTTGTGATAAACAAAAAGCTCATGAGGGTAATGCTCAATATTTAACTTATCTATTTAATCGTAAATACTGGTTTATAAATAATTGGGATATATTACCTCACAATAAGTGTAATTTTGTGGCTATCTATGGTACTAACAAATCTCCTGATTCTATATTAACACCAGAAAATTATGCGAGACTAACTAATAATGCTGCCCCTAGGTCTGAGCCAAATATATTATATCCATATGACTCAATTCGAGGTCGTTCCTTGAGGCTAAAAGCACATTTAAGTAAAGAACAAATGAAAACCACTCAATATTAATTTAATAATTACTTATGAATTTCAAAACAATAATAAACAAAATTGACAATGCTATGGACCAAGAAATACAACGTATCATGAATAACAACCAAGAAAATAATAGTAACGAAAATGATGAAATCGTAGTCGATAATGCACAAGACATATGCCTAGAAGGCTCAGAAGAAGAATGTACTCAGTCGCCAAATTATGTTGTAGATGAACTGTTATTTAGTTCGGACGAGCAAAATACTGAAGAAACTTTAGTTGAATTTAGGAATCAAGACCCTGTTATAAAACGTCTTGATGAAATTCAAAATTATCTAATAGAGCTCACTAAGTCTCATGATAGTCTTATCACTAATCTGCAATCTACGATTGTTGAATCTATGGCTACAATTAGAGCAGCTAAAGCACCTACTAAACGTAGGCTAAAGACGACTAAATATACTGAAGATCATGAGAATTATTACAAAGCTATACTAGAGGCGTTTACACAAAAGACAGGGAAAAATCAAAGAGATTTAACAAATGGTGTAAATCAATTAGTAGCCAGTAATCATGGCTATTCTATCGGTAAGCCATCTGAGTGTGCAGCTAGTGAGCACATCTTAACTAAAGTAGCTAAAGATAATGAAGTTAATGCAGACTATTTAACAGTAGATAAATATTTAGATACAGTTAAAGAGTATGTAAAATTTATAACTGGAATTTCTGTAGAACCACCAGAAGATATATCTGACTCTGTTTAGTTAGTTACTAACTTACATAAAAAAAAGAGCTCTTTGTTGAGCTCTTTTTTTACGTATTCCTAGATAGAGCTCCGATTACCATCGGAAGCGTCCATTCATCTAATCTAGGTATGGATATGTTTCCTCTGTTCTCCCCAATAATATATCCCGGTTCTTCTTTGTATCTTACAAAGTCTTCTATGAAATCCATAGCACCATGAGCTTTTAACCAGTACCAGTATATATCAACCAGATCTTTTTCGCAGAAAACAAGTATGTCCTTATTCTTAAAGATTGAAGCATAAAGAGTCACATCGCGAAAACACATAACAGAACTAGGAGGCTCTGATAGACTGGCTTCCACAAGGATCGGCATAATGTTAAAATACTAGATTTCTCATTATTTAACAACATGCAATTTTCTAGTTATACGTGGTATATACAAATGGTCACGGATATTAATTCTACGACTACGGAGCTTAAAGGACTTCGTTCTTCGTGTGGAAGAGAAACTTTACAGTTATGATTAATTTAAATTTAATTAAAGCTCGTTTAGAACGCCTTACCGGATCAGTTATTACGCTTAACAGCAGTGATGACGGATTAGCCGTTACCATTGATGCAGGCCCAAGAGACTCTGCAGTTGGTGGGTGGTGCGGAGGCATAACTTCCTTGTTCCTGCAAAAAGGCGCAATTGTCCCACGTGAGATATCGGGCCGTTCAACTATTGTTGGCGGACTATCTGCGTGGTATGATTTGCTGGACGGCACGGGCTGGGAGTTTAATTATTAACCTTTAACAAAGAACACTTCGGTGTTTCTTTTACCTATTATCTACTATTTTTTTAGCTATTAGAGACATGCAATTTTAACCTCATACGTGGTATATATAGAAGATAAGGATTAGTTGTTACCAAAAATTAAATTAAGTTATGACATTATGAAAAAAATAAAAAAACAAGAAACATTTGAAATGCCTGGGCATGGCTTTGAACATCTATTTCAAGCAGAGATGAAAAAGAATTCATTTTCAGCAATTCTTCTAAATGATCCGTGGTTGGGTGAATTTTTACACTCTTTAACTTTAGTTGAAAATCAATTAATATTGATGTGTAATACAAAAGGAAGTTTAGTTGCGCTTAACAATGCTAAGCGTGATGTAATAAACAAAGCTGCTTTCCTTGTGGAGCAATTAAGGAAATCAGAGACTCAGCAATTACTAACTGAGCTTGCGACAAAACCATCCGTAAAATCTTTAAACTAGTTTAAAAAAAATTATGGATATGGATGAAGTCGGGTTGGATTTACGTAAAATTCAAACTACCATAGATCAAGTGAATAATAATGTGATTCTTACAAACTTAAGCATTTCTTTAGAAACTAGAAATGCTTCAGTAAAGATTTTGAATTCATTGGTAGACTTGGTAGTTAAACAAGATTTATTAATAGCTAAACTTTTGGAGGATGCATCTAAACAGATATCTCCTCCTCAACACGAACAAAACTAATAGAAATCAATAATGACAGAAGAATATAATATAAAGGATGTAGTAGAAGTTCTCTCAACCCTTGCGGTTGGAATAGGTGAGATGGGTAGTAATATGCGGGATATCTCAAATGCTGTTGGCTTAATCGCTACTAATAGCCAAGAGTTAACTGCGATTAAACATCGCCTCAGTCATCTGACTGAGACTAGCGAGCAAATTGCGTCAGCATTTGTGTTTGATCAAAAGTCTAATAAAGCGGGTGCGGTGTATCATATGGCGGGTAGTTTAAACTCTATCAAATTTGCTATGCCAGGCTACAGTCCTAATCCCCAAGGGAAACAACACAATCAACAGCCTATGTCTACCATGGACAATGACCGCAAGCGAGGCGTACGCTACACTGAAGCTCAACACGAGCAATTTCGAGTAGCACGACAGCAACAGTATCGTCCTGACGAAAGGGCTATTGATCAACCTGTTGTTCATACTAATCTGGAGGATGCAACTAGGTTATCTGAACCTACAGCACAGAATCTAGCTAATCAAAATGATACTACAGCTCCGGCAACGCAGGAGGACATGTACTCTCTAAAAGAAAGCTTGAATATTAAGAAGACACAGTAGTGCAATTTAACCACGTACTGTGTTAAATATAACTAGTAAGTGCGTAACTTTTGAATTGTCCTCAGTCGATAATATAAAACAATAAGCGCTTATACACGGACCTGGCACCTGCAATCAAAAAATAAGAAACCACTAATCAGGCAGCAATGCCTGTGCATCCTCCTTACGAATTGAGAGGATATAAAATAAAACCAAATTCAAAACCAGGTCTGTAATTTACAGGGTAAAGGATGGTGATAACCGACAGAAAGCTACAAGGCAGAGCAGTGCCTAGTATGCTGCCAAGGCACCATTCCGGTATGCGAGATTATAATGCGCCACAAGCAAAGTGGGTCCTATACCTACGCGCACTCTATACCACCCTACACTTTATAACTCAGGATGCCCCCTGTCATCCATAAGGTAGCGAGTGCTACTAACAGGGACCATTTGTCGAATAAGTGAGTTCAAATCTCACCGTCCCAACCTTAAACGCCTTAGCGAAGAGCCTGCCGAAAGGTGGTTGGGTAAGCCGTAGCAGTTATCTGGAATGCACCGACAATTTTTCTGACCCATACTGCATAAACAACCAAACAAATAAAACTGGTTCCAAAAGGGTCGGACTCTACGCAGACGCTAACAGCATAAAAATTCATACCAAACCAATGAAAAAAAATGCGTCTGCACTAAAAGACAATTTGGAAGGGGAAGGGACGGAGTCAAACTGTAGTTGAGTTCCCGCTCAGCTCGACGGCTCTGCCCTTCCATCCTTCCAATTACAATTTCACACGAAGGCCTGTTAGCCCTCGCTTATAAACACCTTGGGGAAGGGATATGGAGACATTGTTTATAAGTTGAGGGCTTAGGTTTCGCCCTTTTTTTTAACCACTAATAATATCAACAAAAGGATTAGCTATGATGGAACCAGCGCAAAGCCCACTTCTTAAGGGGCTAGAAGAAAACTTAAGTAATATGACAACCACCGAAAACGGAGCTCTAGCATATAAGAGATCCGGAAATGAATTGGTTGATGCCTTCGAAAGAATCGGAGGAAGTAGACAAGACCCAGAAGCATTCTGGTCAATATTCTTAGCCGCCTATTATACAGACGCTTTAAAAGCTCTGAAAATTCTCTTCTACGGGAGAAACCCTCGAGGGGGTATGGGCGAGCGTCAGTTGTTTAGACACACGATCAGCAACATGGCAAGTAATGCGGATCCTCAATTAGTTGAGCATCTTATAATGAATCTTGGTAATATTTCCTTACTTGGGAGATGGGATGATTTATTGTGCTTGATTGATGAGAAACGCCAGATCGACGATCATGGACCTACTGTCGGAAAGATGGTTATGGACTATTTAGGTTATTCACTTTCTAGAGATCTAGGAATTGACCCCGAACATCGAAATAGTCCTATATCGCTTTTAGCTAAATGGCTACCAAGCGATAATACCTCTAGTAGGAAAACGAGAGCCTTGGCTTCCAAGTTGAAGAAACAATGGGGAATGTCCTCTACTGAGTATAGAGGGATATTAAAGAAACTACGCCAACAACTTGGTGATGCTGTCGTAGAGACTAAAATGTCCAGAAAGAAGTTTGAGACCATTGATTTCTCCAAGGTATGTTCCAAGGCCATGCTGACTTATAGCAAAAGTTTCCTTAAGCACGACTTAGAGCGTTATGAGGCTTGGCAGTTAGATGTTGCTGAAGGAAAGTCCAAAGTGAATGCTAGCGTACTATACCCCTATGAGATTGTACGTAGTGCACATCAAGTAGACCTGATTCGGGAAGAAAGTGCATTAGCTGAATCAGAGATACTCTCTCTGGATAATCAATGGAACGCATTGCCTGACTATCTAACGGCTGAAGATGGCTCCAAGACAAATGCCTTGGCAGTTATTGACGTATCTAGCAGCATGCATCAGATAGTATCCGGCAAGACATCGGCTATGGACGTTGCTATAAGTTTGGGGATTTATATCGCACAAAGATGTAGCAATGCCTTTCAAGGTAGTTTCATGACTTTTGCGAGTAATCCTAGCCTAGTCCAATTAGAGGGTGATAACATTGTCGATATAATTCACAATGTAGCTGGAGCTGACTGGGGTGGTTCAACTAATCTGATAGCCTCATTCGAACTCATTCTAAAGGTTGCAAAGGAAAAGCAATTAGATCAAAAGGATCTGCCGGAATGGATATTCATCCCATCGGACTGTGAGTTTGATTACCAGGTTCGTATATCAGATGAAGATCATGAAATGACACCTCATCAAACTATCGCAAGAAAGTTTACAGAGGCAGGGTATGTCATACCTAAGCTTGTCTATTGGAATCTTTGCTCTCGTCAGCAACAAGTTCCAATGAGTCATAATGACTACGGTATGATGGTATCAGGTTTCTCACCAGCCATTCTCAAAGCAGTTTTCGCTGCTAAGGAGATTACTCCGACTGATGTAATGGAAGCAGCCATTAACGATCCTGTTTATGACTGCATAAAGATAGATACGAACGTCGTCCAA